CGGCAGCTAGTTCTACAACGCCTTTGATAACAGATCTAAATGCACCAGCAGCAGCTAGTGGGTTAGAAGCACTGAATGCGCTCAGAGTACCGTCACCGCGTAGGATAGCTTTGTCGATACCACGTGCTAGACGACGAGTAGCAGCTTGACGTAGGAAGTCGATTAGAGGAAGAATTGTATCTTCTTCTTCGTCCTTGGCAATGTGAGTTGCAACCATGAATTTCTTTGGTTGTAGTTCTACCGCACCAATTTGAGCCTGACGGCTTGTTGGTATTGTGGTAAAATCAGTTACGCCAGCAGCAAATGAGCCTGATGGGAACTGAGCAACGAAATCGCTTGTATCTTCGTCAGCTACTGGAATACGGAAGGATCCCGAACTTACTTCAACACGGTTAAATAGTGGAGCAACCACTAGTTGTTGTTGCATTTCGTTGTATACGTTTGTGCTGAAAGCTTCATTTAGATTTGTGTCTGTTAGGACAGCTTTCATACGGTCGCCCATGCGTGTATTAAATACGTGCTTGTTTAGGGCTTTTGATAGGAATATAGCGTTTGATTTATCGCGATCTGAGAACTGCTCGTATGAACGATTGTTTTCAGCATAGTGCATCTTGCTTGTTTGCATAGAATTTACTTGCTCACGATATGCTTTTAGCTGACCTTTTAGTTCAGCTAGTTCTTCCATTACGCGCGGATCGGCTGAGCGGCCTGTTTGATCAGCTATATATTCTGCAGCCTCAGCTCTTAGAACAGCCTCACCGGCTTTTTCTACTAGCTGTGCAACGCGTGGTTCTGCAACAGTAGCAACAGCAGCTTTGGTATCTACCTGGGCTGAAGCAGCTTTTGTGCTGATTGTGATTGGATCACCTACGTTTTCAGTAGTCATTTTGTTATTCTCCTCTAGAGTTTTTTGTATATTATGGCCATATACATTCAGCATAAGATCTCTATTGCTCTCCACCGGAAGGCGTTTTAGAGTCTCTACAACCATACAAGTTTTATTGGCTAAATAGAAATGAGATTCATTCCAATTAGTATAGTTTAGTGTGATAAGATTTAGTGTATCGTTTAATATTTTTTGTAAGTTCTTATCGTTTTTAATATTTTCAGCAGATTTAAGCTGAAGTAATTCTATCTCTGATCTACTTATTAGAGACTTAAACTTAGATATTATATGAGTTTTTTCCTCGTCTAAGAATGTCTTTTCTTTAGTAACCAGTAATCTTAAATCGTATTCGCTATCTAAATCCCACTTGTTTATAATAGTAATATCTAGTGCATTTACTTCTAAAGTTCCACCCAGAGTATTACCTAAAGCATCGCATTTTTCAAATACAAAATTAGGATTTTCTGCAGTAGCTATTCTTGAGGTTTTATATCTGTAACCGTCTAATATAACAAAAGTCTTCTCGGTTATTTTACTAGTGTCTTCGCTTAGTAAATTGGTAAAAGGAATCTGTCTCATAGGATCTTGACCTGTTACGATTTCTTCCTCTTCTTCTTCATTGTCAACTACCTTAGAGGCTTTTTCCTTTGAAGAGGTAAATTGACCTTTGAATTCTTTATAAGTGTCGTCATTTTCAAAACTCTTACGAATAGAGAATAGTGAATTTTGGTTAGCTGGTACGCTAACTACAGATATTTCCAGCAGTTCTAGATCCTTAATTACAAAAGTATCGCTTCTCTTATCGTAGTCAGCATCTTTGATTCTAAATCCTACGCTGAAGCTTTTTAATACTCCGTCTTTTATAAGTGTCTTTACTGCGTGTTGCTTTTCTGCGGCATCGCTCACACTTGCTTCTACAAATATACCTTTTTTATCTACAGTAATATTATTTACTCTACCAATAGGTTTACCGTGGTCGTGTTGATATAGAAGAATAGGATTTCTTCTAAAGTTTTCTACACCCTTAGCCCACGCATTTGATAGTACTATATCACCTGTTCTATCTTTGTCAGCAGTGTTAGCATAGCCAGCAATTTTTAAAGCTTTATTATCAGCAATACCCTTGACTGCAAAATCATCGGTATCAATGTAAAATGTTTTTTGCATTGTATGCTCCTTAAGTTTCTTTAGCTGCATCGTTTGGAATATCGTCTACAGCTTCATTAGTAGGCCTGCCTCCAATAGATGGATTAGTAGCACTTCCTGTGATGTTTTGAGGCATCCTGATAGTGTTAGTATCGGCAGTGTCCATTTTAGCAAACCCAAGCTTTACTCTTGCTTCATCAGCAGTTATTATACCAGAATTAACTAAACTAACATAGTATTGACTCTGCGTCCTAAGATCTGGTTGTAATGCAGTTATTACAGTTTTGTCAGGTCTGATAAGGCTAGAGTTAAAATATTGTGTAAATGCACTAGCGAACATAGAAACTATTGGAAGTATGGTATGCTCGTAAAACAGTACTTGGTTTGCAGCAATGTTAGCATTATTTCCGCTTTTCATAAGAACATATGGAACACCTAGGGCTTTTGCCATATCTTGTTCTAAACGCTCAATACTTGCTTCAAAGTCCAAACTCTGAAAGTTAACATCGCTAAACTTATCTACTTTTAATCCGCCATCTAATATGGCAGGGCTTCTAGCACCATCAAACATAGTGGCATAGCTAGAGCGCCAGGACTGTAGAAGTCTATCTTTTACTTTTGTATTAAGTACCGAGTCAGTGGTTAACACAACTCCAGGTACTGCATTGTTTTTAAAGAACTGCTTCTGAAACTTTAATAGTGCGTTATAGATATTTATTATGTTATCTAAACTCTTTATAGGGCTCTTACCTCTAAATATGCTTTCATCATTATCCATCTTAATGTGAATGATTTCTTCCGCGCTAAATTCAATAGAACTCTGATTCTTACTGTCTCTAGAGCCGGTAGCATAACTAGAATAGTTTGAGGTTACTAAGAAAAGATAACCTTTAATAAAAGTTTTTGGATCTGTTATTATCTGTACGTCGTTAGCTGGAAGTACATATAAGTTAGTTCCGTCATAATAGAAGAATGCGTTTCCGTCAATTATTAAATCAAAATAAGCTCTTCTAAATAGTTTTATTCTGTCTTCAAATGGGTTTGGTCTATCATTTAAAAGCTTATTAAGTTTTTTAGCCGGTCCGCCGTTAGTAATATCAAAAGGCACTTCTACACAAGCACTTACTATCATTTCTACAGCGCGATGTATAACCTCTATTTGATCATATGCAGCTCTGTAATCTACGTTAGTTTGTGGGCTAGCAAAAGGCTGACGAGTGTGAATCTGCGGTTGTGCAGGATTAAGCTTCTCTACTAACCAATTTATAGGTCCTCTTGCCATTGTTGCTCATCTCCGTACTTATCTCGTTGTTTATAAATCCACTCTCTTACACGTTCACCCATGTAGTTTGAGTACGACTTCCCATATATTTGATGTAGCTTTAAATGGTGTGTCTTGCACAAGGAATATAAATTATCGTTAGATAGCTTATCTAAATTGTCTTGTTCAAACTTGCCTCTGTTTAAAACTACATCTTCATCGCACGAAATAAATACTCTGTTAACACGCAGCCAATTATTCCATAACTCACTTATGCTATAAATGTGATGAAGTTCTATATCTTGCTCGGCACCGCAAATAAAACAAGGCTCTTTATCCTTGTAGTTTTTCTTTATTCCGTCTCGTACCCACTTAACAGGTAGTCTAGTAAGTTTTTTATCGGGTTCTTTCATTTCTTATCCTATTATAAGTCTAAAAATTCACAAAGTCAAAAATTAAAATGTAAAAAATATAAGTTGTTTATCCAGTATATATATCTACCGCACTAGACTTAGTGTAAGTATAAATTGCATATCTGATAGCATCACAAGCGTGGCTCGACCAGTCGTGCACAGGTTTTACTTTTTCAGTCCTTGAATTCCAGCGATAGGCGGTCATACTTTTATGGCTGTGGTATGCATTATTCATATCAAATATTATCTTATCTTGAGTTACAAGGCTCTGTATGTGTGCTATACCGTCAGTAACGCTTTTTACAGCATTGTCACAATATATATCGTACTCATAGGCTAGGTCTGCTTTTGTTTGTTGTGCGGCACTGTCTATGTATATCAGCTCAATGCCCCAGTGATCAATGAGTTCTCGTATGCGCTCAGCGTGTACACTGGTAGCAGCTTCACTGGCTATATATTCATCTACAACGAAAAAATTTATATCATCTGTGGCAATAACTATAAATGCAGTATCATCACGGAAACCCATGTCCAAGCCTGCAAGGAAAGTAAAACGTTGATCCCCTGGGGTGATCTTATACGGCGCCTCTTCACTGGTTAGGTCTACTAGATGCTTATCATCATCTATCTTATAAATCTGCCCCTCAAAGCTTGCCCATTCACAATAGTATTCTTGTCTGAATATGGCTTCTGGCAGAGAGCGCTTAGCCTCTTCAATGTCAGATTTTTGAAGTCTTGGATTTGAGTGCCAAGGATAAAGCCCACTACCCCAATCTTCAAACTCACTGCTCTGACCACGTTGATAATACTCGTATAGATAGTTTTCCTTGCCGCGAGGAGTGCTGATAAATAGTGCCCGAGAATCGGGGAAGGTGGAAAGAGCCGGTCGGAGGTCTCGTGTAAAGTATTCGTCATCTGCTATCAGTGCGGCTTCGTCTACTATCAGGAAGTTAGCAGCACGACCAACTAGAGAACTACGATTTTCTGCAGACAATAGACGAAGAGTACTGTCATTTATCAACTGAACTACGTGGTCTTTCTGGTTATACTTTTTTGTTTCAATACCGAAACTTTCAATTAGTTGAGCAGTATAATCCCAGATAATCGAACTCAGGTTAAAGTTGGGTGCTACTACCAACACTTGTTGGTTAGGTTCTAGTAGCTTACTTAGAGCTAGTACAGCAGCTGCACTAGACTTACCAGTACGGCGAGCACTGATATGAACCCAGAATCGTTTTTCTGATAGCCCGTCAATCATAGCTTGTTGACTTGGATTAAAATCTTTAAATCCATACTTGTCTGGCAGCTTAGAGGCTAATTTGTTTATTGGTATCCTAAAGTAGTCTTGCATTATATTCCTTAAGTTATAGTGTAGCTCTGTACGAGCATTTTATCGGACCCAGCTACGAAAAGCCTATCTCCATATGGAGTAATATGCATAGCTGCTATGTTAAAATCTCCACCCGACGAATAGGTGTTAGCCAGTGTTAAATTGAGTGCCATACTGGACACTGTAGCTAAGTCCCAAGCAGTAGCCAAAGTAATCCTGTATATTTGACCGGTAGAAGTGCTTACAAAAATATGTTTACCTGTAGTTGCAATTATCATATCTGTCCAAGAATTAGATCCTATACTATAGCTGGTACTAAGAGTTGCAGTAGATATTGACCAAGCAGTAGATAAGTTGTAAGCATATATCCTATTGTTAGATTTGCCTAAGGAGAACATTCTGGTGCCGTCATTACTGAATACTACTTTTACCATATTAGTATCGTCTGTTAGTTGTCTAGTTGTGGCGCTAGTAGATGATACACTCCACGGAGGGGCTACATTGTAAGGAGCTACAGATTCATAAGGAGAGCTAACTGATATATTATAATATGTGCCTCCGTTGGGTCTAAAAAATAACCCAACATTGGTAGTAGTACCGGTACTTCTAGTGTTACTTACTACTCCTCCGGATAAAGAACTTAGATTCCAAGAGTTGCTAAAAGTGCTCGAAAATACATATCTACTGCCATTCATAAAATATGCCTGCTTACCGTCAGGCTTGAAGTATATTCCAGTATAATCAGCTGTGCGCTCTCCGTCAGATAAGTATCTATTTAAGTACAAGTAGCCAGCACCTGCCGAAGCAATACTTAAACTAATGGCATTGGCAGAAAAATCGTAAGTTATGTCTGATATAACTGTGCTTACATCATCATTAACATATAGATGAGTATTATCACCTTTAATAAATATACCTTCAGCCCTGTCAACTCCTGTAATGCTTGCAGTAGTGTTAGCAGAAGAAGGAGTTAGTAAAAATGGGGTACTCATAGGAAGTCGTACTAATATTCTACTGTTAAATATAGTAGTGAATATTGCACCGCCGTCTTCTTGTATAGCTAAATTAGTTAAACTTCCAAATCCAATTCTAGGATTATAAACATTGGATGAGTACGCCAGCGAAGCTGTATTCATATAAGAACCCATTGTGTATTGGTATATGTTATCTGAAGATACGGTATACACACTCAAACCATTATTAGCTATGGCGAGTCCAGCAGCATTACTAGTCATTTGAGATAGATGTTGCATAGAAGTGGAAGTATTAGAGATCGTAGCTGATTGAACATTCCAAGATTCAGATAGCGAGTAAGCAAACATAAAATGTTCGTCTCCACTTGCAACATACATAGTATTTCCAGAATTGTTAAAAGAAATACCTCCTAGGCCTGCGTAGCCTATATAATTTCCTATTCCTATTCTAGGGTTAAAAGTGCTAGTAGACGATATAGAGTTTACGTTCCATGGAGATGTTAATTTGTACTGTACAATACTGCTACTGCTAGCTTGTCCGTTACTCACGTATATATTAGCACCGTCGCTAGAAAAAGATAACGTTCTAGAAGTGCTGGCAGTTGCAGCTATACTGACATTAGAAGTTTTACTAGCTGAAGAAAAAACCCAAGGAGTGTCTGTAGTATACTGATCTAGGTTATTATTAAGATCATCTATTGCATAGAAGTAATTGCCCTCAGGTGACATCCTGATACCTTTAGTGGTATAAGATGGCGGGAAACCAAAAGTAGTTGTGCCTGTTGATATGCTGCTTATATTCCATGCAGTGCTTAGTGGAAATCTTGCCAAAAAAGACTGACTAGTTATATACAGCACAGTCCCATCAGTTTTAAAGTCCATACCTTCTAAAGGAGTTATAGAGGTGTATGGTGCCATATCTATTGAATAGGTGAGAGAAATAGTAGATAAATCAAAAGGAGTACTAAGAGCATATTGATAAACGTATCTACTTCCCAACCCTAAAACATATAAAATAGTGCCATCAGGTTTCATTACTACGTCTGATATAGAATTAAGTACTCCTGGTAAGGATGCGAACTTTGCATCAGGAGTAGGTTCTTGAACAGTAGACAAGTTCCATGCAGTACCTAGCCTATAGGTTACTAAGGTTTTATTTGTTAAAATTAGTAGTAAGGTCAAGCCATCAGAACTTATTGACCCTGAGTATATGTCAGTAAGCTTAGGCAAGAATATATTAGTAGCTGTATAACTTCTAGTAGCCAACTTCCAAGGAGTTCCTAAACTATACTCTTCAACAGAGAAGTAGTTTACTATAAAAAGCTTAGTGCCGTCTCTACTAATTTGTATAGAAGCGGCACCAAAACTACTACACGCAGTGTATGGTACATCATCATTGTAATCTGGTACTGCAGTGCTTAAGTTCCAAGCATTCGCAGTTCTTCTCTGACCTATACCTGCAGCGGACTGTATGTATTTACTTAATACACTCATTAGGCCATAGACTCCCCAGCTAATAAACCAAACCAATTAGTACCCTGGTCGTAAGTGAAAAATACATATATGTCTGTCTCTCCAGTAGCAGGTGCTATCGGCTGAGACCCGCTACTCCATCTTACGCTAGCAGGCCAAGTGAGAGAATGGCTGCCCCCAGCAGTAACTAGTAATGTAAAACCATAAGCAATGCCTGAAGCTGGAGGATTGGTAAATGTAAATGTTGTATTTCCACTAGTGGTTAGAGTAAATACTGTACCTGTTTGACCGTTTATAGCAACAGAAGTACCAGATAGCGTACCTCTAGTCTCATAGTATACGGTACTGTAAGTATTACCACTAACTTGAAGCTTGTAAGTGGGGGTAGCCGTACCTATACCCACATTTAAAGCACCAGTGTAATATACATAGCTATTATCAGTTTGCCATATATTAGCTGCTGTACTAGTTCCAGAACCTATTGCAATCAACGAGGTTCTAGATTCATTAACAAGATAAAGTTTATCTTCATCACGTATTCTTACTATTTCACCACTCTGAAAGTAATTATTAGACAATGCCGAAGTTGCTTGCGCTAAGTTATTCTGCGTTATATGAGATATGCCTTCACGAGTATATCCAGAATATAACGGATGACTAGGACTATTAGTATCATATACAAATAGTCTTCCGTCTTGTGGCCTGGTACCGCCCTGCCTCCAAAGCATTCCATTTTGTAGACCTAGTACTCCTTCTAAATCTACTGATGCAGAAGCGGGTGCTGCAGTACTATAAAAATTCTGCAGTAGTGCTTGTAGAGATGAGTTGTGATTTACTCTGCCCCTACTAATAGTACTCACTGCTCTGGGTGTTACAAATACGTTTGATGTCATTTTATCTTCCTATTTAAGGTTATAACCTAATATATAATTTACAATTTTTATAGCACTATGTCCAGCACTATTTTATAGTATTTAACTTGTCTCGTTACTATCAAAAGAAAGCAAAAAAAGCGCCAATGGCTGCAGCAATTATGGCTCCAAAGTCCCAACCAGAGTTTCCACCACCATCTACGTTTCCATTACTGGTATATGCTTGCCAAGTAGCACCGCCAGTAGCAGTAGAATCTACTATGTTAAGATAGCTCACTGAAACTGTGCCTGTACTTTTTGACAGTGTTGCGGGGCTGCCTGGTGTAGAGCTATTTAGCGTTACTAGATTACCGGCAGTACCAGATAGAGTAAAGTTTGTAACAGTTTGAGTTGTTCCCGACGTAAGTGTAATTGTAGACGCCCCTAATGATGGGGTTACCGTGATATCATTGAATGAGTTAGAACCTGTTATAATTAGCGTACCCGTATCATTCTGCTCTAGATTATAGTAGGTTTTACCGGCGCCCGCAAATGTTTTTGTAGATGCGCTACCCATTCTTATAGTAGACGTGCCAGGAGTTATAACGCTTGATGCTCCAGTAGTCCACGAACCGCCAACACTCCATATACCAGATCCTAGATTTGCATTACCGTTAATAGTAATATTACTAGCGCTAACATTTGCATTTGCAACTATAGACCCACTAGTATCTCTAACAAGACTGGTAGAGCCACTATAATTATCTGTTAGAGTAACAGATCCTGTATTTGATAGAGTTACAGAACTAGGAAAGTTTTTTCCGTTACTAGTCAGTACGGCGTTGTAAGTACCAGAACTAAATGAGATAGTTCCAAAAGTAACACCAAAGGTCATACCGCTACTGATTATTAAATCTCCGTATAAGTTAGCCCCTGTTGTATTAGTCCAAGCACCTGAGTAGCCTGTAAAATTTAAAGACTTAAATCCAGCGCCTAGTGGCGTTGTAATCGGGTAGGACCCGGCTGTAACCTCAAAATTAAAAGAAATAGTAGCACTACCAGTCCCAGGATTTATAGTAGTGGTTGTTCCAGTTCCTGTAGCAGTAAGTCTTACTAGGCTAGTTCCAGTATAAGTAAACCCAGCCGGGTTTACCAACCAAACAGTAGTACTTTTACCTGTTATTTCAACTAATCCAGACGTTCCAAATGCTATAGATCTGCCTGCATTTGAGTTATTGCTGGAGAATGCAAACATTGTTAAAGTTACGTTGTCGTTGATTGTTATAGTTCCGTTAGTTAGTGTATAAGTTCCACTACATGCCAGAAGGTATCCAGATCCTACAGCCAGGTTGCCGCTAGTATGAGTTACAGTAGCACAGGTTGCTGTACCGTTTAACAATGCGTGAGTGCCTGTTGTAATGGTAAACACACCTAGGGCTGCGGAATATCCCGCCATATCAAAAGTTCCATTGGTGTAGGAAAATCTTTGTGTTGAGCCTTGAATAAAGGCATCGGCCAACTGTAAAGTCTGGCCCGCGCCACTTAAAGATATACCAAAGTTTGCAGTAACTCCGTTTGAAGTAATAGTACGAGTGCCGCTAGTAGAAACCCAAGCTAGTGTGTTAGTATTTGCAGTAGCACTGGTAGTCATGCCACTTCCTAGCGTTAAATTTCCATACATAGTATGAGTATTAGTAGAGAAGTCTATGCTACCTGTGAACCCCGTAAAATTTAAATCTCTAAAGCTATTTCCTGAAACTAGATTTAAAGCGTATGTACCGTTTATGAAAGCAAAGCTCATAGCGCTTGCCGCAGTTGCAGTATTAGTTACGTTTACGGCTGTAGAAGTATTATTATTTACTATAATTTTACTCGTACCAGTAAAAGAAAATCCACTAACACCGGTGACGTTCCATACGTTAATAGTACCGGTAGTAGTTATAGTACCAGCAGCACCAAAAGCAATAGATCTAGTATTGGTGTTGGCCGAGCTGAACGATCCAACTGATAAATTTACATCATTGTTTATAGTTATAGAACCTAGTACAAATGTATAAGCACCGGAGCAAATAACATTATAACCAGTACCTATCGACAAGTCACCGCTAGAATGAGTGGCTGAAGCACAATTTAAAGTGCCGTTAGTGATAGCATGAGTACCAGTATTTATATTAAATATTCCTGCAGTAACAGACTGCGAATTAAGATCAAAAGTACCTGCTGTTAATATGAATACTTGAGTAGAGCCCTGATTGAATGTATCAGCAAACCTTAGAGTTCCACCAGTTCCGTTTACTCTAATTCCAAAATTAGAAGTTATTCCATTAGAAGTTATAATCTCAGTTCCAGTAGTGTGTGCCCATGTAATATGAGTTTGACTAGCAGTACCTGTAGTTGTCATACCGGTCGCTAGTGTTAAGTTACCATACATAGTAATGTTAGTACTACCAAATGACATAGTACCTGCAAACCCTGTAAAGTCTATATCATTAAAAGAGCCGGCAGTACTTATTGTTAAAGTATATGTACCACTAACGATATTGAAGTTAACTGCGCTGGCAGCAGTTGCTGTATTATTTATAGATCCAGAGGTAGCAGTATTATTATTTATACGTACTGTTGGAGTGCCTGTATAGCTAAAACCTGTAGCCGCCGTCACGTTCCACATAGTTCCACTACCTGTAGTAGTTATATTGCCTGTGCCAAAAGCTATTACACGCGTATTGGTATTAACAGATGAAAAGGAACGTACAGATAGCGTGACACCGTTGTTTATGTTTAGAGTTCCTGCAGTAAAAGTATATGAACCTGTAGTGACGATTAATGCACCAGTTCCAGTATTAACAGTTCCTGAGGTATGAATAACGGAAGCAGGATTTAAAGTACCGCCATAATTTATATACGAGTTAGTACCAGAGGTGAACTCTAGAACACCTATTGAATAAATAACGTTATTGAAGTCAACAGTTCCATTTTGTATATTAAAATAACTAGTAGTGCCTTGAGTGAAGTTATCGGCTAACTGAAATGTGCCACCAACACCATTGAATCGTATGTTATTGTTTACAGTAATGCCGTTTGTAGTTATAGTATCAGTACCGCTAGTTGCAGCCATTATTATAAAACCACTACCTGCTGTAGTAGACGTCGTCATTGTAGCAGAATATACTAAATTCCCAAAAACAGATATAGAAGTAGCTGCCTGTGCGTAAGTGCCACTAAACCCTGTAAAATCTAAATTATTCATTGCACCACTAGTTGTGGTAGTTAGTGTGTATGTCCCAGCTGTTATAGCAAAGTTTTGAGCCTGAGCGGCAGACATAGACCCTGCAGTAATAGTTATAGCAGTAGAGCCCGAGTTAGTCAATCTTATGTTACTAGTACCTGTATAACTAAAGTTTGTTACTGTGCCCGTATCCCACACAGTGCCAGTACCGGTAAGTCGCAACTCTCCTGAAGTGTTATAAGAAATTGATCTAGTACCGGTATTGGCAGAACTGAAGGCACCTACAGATAGAACAGCACTATTGCCAATATCTATTGATCCAGCTGTAAACGTGTAAGTACCTGTAGTTACTATTGTGGCAGTAGAGGTAACAGCAATAGCACCACTAGTATGAGTGACGGATACGGCATTAATAGTGCCATTAGTAATTGCCTTTGTGCCAGTAACAATAGTAAGAATACCCACACTGGTTGTTTGTGAGTTTATGTCAAGGGTACCACTTGTCAGAGTGAATGCACGTGTAGAGGTTTGGGTTAATGTTCCGACTAGTCTTACAGTATTAGCGGAACCGTTGATGTTAACACTACACCCAATATTCTTGTCGGCAGTTGTAAGAGTTTGGGTTACACTCGTACCACCAAATGTAAGACTATTAGCAACAAGCGTACTGGTTGTTGTACTACTTAGAGTCAAATTGCCATAGAGTGTTACTGTGCCGCCAAGTGTAAACGATCCGCTAAAGCCTGTAAAATCTAAGTTGTTTATATTGCTGCCAGCACTTATGGTGAGAGCATATGTACCTGCAGTTATAGCAAAGTTCTGTGCTTGAGCTGCGGTAGCAGAACCTGGAGTTATGGTAATTGCTGTAGAACCCGCATTAGTCAATCTTACGTTACTAGTACCTGTGTAGCTAAAGTTAGTTAATGTACTGGTATTCCAAACAGTGCCAGTACCTGTTATATTTATTATACCCGTGGACCCGTAAGCTATGGTGCGCGCTACTGATACGTTAGAAACAAATGTAGGACAAGTTAATGTATAACCATTTAAATTTAACGTACCCGCACTCAGTGTTACTGCCGAACCGGTGGATGTTAGTGCATCTTGTAGTGCCCATGTACCTCCAGTTCCACTAAAAGTAATTGGCGAAGCGATTGTGACTGCATTTGATGTTATTGTTTGTGAGGTAGTAGCAGCAAAGGTTAAAGTACCTGTATTAGTCCAACTTAAATTTGCGGCTGGAAGTGACATGCTTGCAGACACGGTTATTCCAGTACTGCCAGCAAGAGTCATTGCACCATCAAGCCCAGATATAGTTAGGTTTAGGCACGGTCTAGTTGAAACACCTGTTGTAACAGTAAACGCACCAGTGCCAACATTACTACCGCTATCAAAAATTACGTTATCTGCAGCGGTAGGAACTGAAGCACCGCTGCTGCCGCCACTACTAGTAGACCAGTTAGTTGTAGAGACTGCGTTCCAAGTACCAGTGCCTCCTACCCAATATCTATCAGCCATGATTACTCCTGCACAGGAATGTCTTCAACCGATGGTTCATCGGGTAAAACATCTACTGGAGTTTCTTCAACTATAACAGGCGGAGCAGTAATAACTTCTAACCATCTGGCAAAGCGAGCCTGCTTCATCACTTCAATGTCCGCTTCTGTATAGGTGTGGTCGTCGGGTAGATGTAGAGCATCTCTATAAATCCACGCACCGTTATCACTTGTCATTTCAAAGTCTATTTTTATCATTGTGTCCTCAATTAAAATCCAAAGTTCTTGGCTATCATGTGCCATTTAGTATCGGCAGTCATATACATGAAACCCATATAGTCTGTTTTTCCAGCACCGCTAGTGACAGTGGGGAGCGAACCATCTGTAGAGCCTGCAAAAACTCCATTCCAACTGAATGTCTGAACATTAGTGCTCTTTATTCTGAGAATAAATTTCTCTGAATCAGTTATAGTTCCTGTAGGAGCATTCACAGTTAGAGTTCCAACAGCTTGAGTATTATTTTGCTGAGCAACATCCGTCGTATCTGTGTTCACAGTTATAGAAGTAGAGTCAGCTAGATACACTAGTCGAGGTCCTATGCTTGCGATTGTTATGCTATCAGCAGCAGCATTAGTAGTTAATGAAATGCCTGTACCGGCTACCAGAGTCACAGTGTCAGTGAAACCGTCTGCGACCACATCACTTTGCCCTGCTACTACGAAAGCATTAAAGCTTCGCACACTTGAGTATAGTGCAAAGTCATTTGCATAAGCAGATAACAGAGTTGCATAATCATTAGAACGCGCATTTAGTAAAGTAACTCCGTCATTGGCTTGCGCAGATAACAGAGTTGCATAATCATTAGAACGCGCTGACAGCAGTGTGTTAAAATCATTAGCCTGCGCTGTTAATAACGTTGCATAGTCATTTGCATAGGCTGTCTGAAGTGTGTTAAAATCATTTGAACGAGCTGACAGTAGAGTGGAGTAGTCGTTTGCATTCACCCACGCATTAGAAGCGTCTCCACCACTAGAAGTGCTGGTAATAGTTATAGTGTCAGTAGCAGCATCAGTAGTTAGTGAAATGCCTGTACCAGCAGCCAGAGTTAAAGTGTCGGTGCTTGAGTCTGCAACAACGTTGCTTTGGCCGCTTACGCTTATAGTTGTAAAACTGTTAGATGAGGCAGCAGCTACGTTTTTATTCTCAAAACGAGCATTAGCAGTAACATAAACTAGCGCTTGACCGTCAGATACACTCTCTAGGTGTACATCTTCGTTTTCATATAAGGTACTTCCGTATATAGGACGGACAAATAACTCGCCGGTACTAGCACTTTTATTTGTTACAATAGCCAAGGTAACAATATTATTAGGAGCTATTGGGATGGTGTTAGACAAACCTCCATAAGTATTAGGACTAGCATATAAAATGTCGCCCTCACTAAACATAGAGGTGTTAAGGTTTCTTACCTTACCAAATGATGTAACAAAACCGGTCTGCCCCGCTGCAATCTCTTCAGTGGTGATACCGAGTATATACTTGGGAGGTACGCTGCCATTAGCTATAGCAGGCTCTATGTGTATCCTATTGGCGCCCCCAACACCATTAGCCATTACCGCAGTACCATCAGGAATTGTAACTGCGGTATGATTACGAACATAGTAGTACTGCTCTTGACCTACCTGTAGTGTGGTATTAGCATTCACGCCTATGTCAAGAGTTCTGTCGGTAGTATTCCATGCAAGCTGACCAGCCCCGCCAACAGTCGCTGGCGAGGCTACGTTCATTTGAACAAGATCTACGCTTGTTATATTTCCTTCTATGTAAGCGTTAGCGCCTACGTGCAAGCCTAGCTTGACTCTAAAATCTTTATCTGCCATCTGTTCCCTATCCCTAGATGACCGACATTATACTAACAACGTTGATCTTACAACGCGTATGTTATTAGTATTGTTGGTAGGAGTTACTAGAAGTCTAACATTTCCACCGCTTATGTCTGCGTTAAATGATGCCAGAGATACGCTTGTAAACACAATAGCATACTCAGTCATGTACACAGTAGCACCGTCATGGATCAGCAAGATCTCGCAAGAGTGGTAGTAGTTGTTGGCTGTATCGTGAACTTGGATGGTATATTTAGCAGTTCTAAAGGATGCGGCTGCAAACGAATCTAACACCTGGTTGGAGGTTGTTGTGGTAGTTGCAAGGAAGCTGGTATCAAAACCAACAGCTTCTACTTGTAGCGGAGCTAGTGGAGTTAGAGTGCGAACACCTACAAAGTTGTTAGTTGAGTCCACATGGAATGTGTTAGCGTCTACTGTTAGCCCACCAACGCTGATTGAGTGCGAAGATGAGTTTCCATTAGCTAACACACGATCTAGAGTTATAACACCAGTGTTTGTTAGGTTTCCAAAATCTAGATAGTAGGAACCGCTTTGGCCGTCTAGTTGATCAGCGTTAAGATTTGTGACCACTTGAGTGTTGGACACTATTAGAGTTCCAATGCGAAGAGCAGCATAGCTAGTAGGACTCACCACAGTGTTTGTTGCAGGATCAAGAGTGTTAACTAGAGCAAAGTATCCTTCACTCTGATCATAGTAGATTGCAGAGTTACCTTCGTTTCCGCGGTTCAGATAGATACCTACGTCTCCACTAGGAACGCCAGTTGTATTAGAGGCTAGCTCGATAAACTTGTCTTCAACTAGAAGCGAAGTAGTACCAATTGTAGTAGTGTTGCCTTCAACAGTAAGATCACCCGATATAACTACGCTGTCTGTAAAAGTTTTCAACCCGCCAATATTTTGAGCACCTGTGGTACGTACAACAGTAGAGTCTACTGATAGAGTTACGTTGCCCGTTAAAGCTCCGCCACCGCTAAGACCACTACCTGCTATAACATTAACATCTGAGTTAGCCTTGATGTTTGTGTACGAGTTTAGACCGTTCCAAGTGGCATAGTCGTTAGCGCGATATCCGTTTAACAGTGTGTTATATGTAGCACTGTCGTTAGCCTGGTACTCATTTACCAGAGTGGTGTAAGTTGAGTAGTCGTTTGAGCGTGCGTTAAGTAGGGTTACGCCATCATTGGCTTGTGCTGCGAGTAGAGTTGCATAATCGTTTGCACGAGCCGTATTAAGAGTCGAAACATCATTTGCATAAGCGCTGAGCAGTGTAGCATAATCATTTGACTGATATGCGGAAACTAGTGTGGTATATGTCGAATAGTCGTTTGCACGAGCGGAAGCTAGTGTTACTCCGTCATTAGCCTGAGCAGCCAACCATGTCACATAATCGTTAGCTGAGTAGTTAGCTACGATAGAACCTACGTTGTTCTGAACAGTGTTGATTTGACCATTCAGAGTGGTATAGGTTGAGAAGTCGTTGGCCATAGCTGCCAGCCATGTCACATAGTCATTAGCTGAGTAATTAGCTACGAGGGACCCCACGTTATCTTGAACAGTGTTGATTCTACCGTTCAGAGTTGTGAATGAGTTAAAATCGTTAGCTCGTAGTGTGTTTAGGGTAGCCACGTCGTTGGCGTAGGCACTAAGCAGTGTTACGCCATCATTAGCTAGAACATCAACTCCGTTGATGATTGCCTGAGTGTTTACTACCAGCCCGCGATTAACTACAAAATCTTTTAATGTTGCCATTTTTGTTTTCCTTTATGTCGCGATAACAGTTCTAAACACCTTAACCGAGCTGGTTCCGTATGTTGGACTGCATAGAAGTCGCACTGTATTGTTAAATATTGAAGCGCTGTATTGCGCTAGTCTGACGCCTTGGTTTATGATAGCATACTCAGTCAAGTATGATTCTCCACCATTGTGAACTATAAACAGCTCACTTATCTCGTACTGGTCAACTGCAGGAGCGTGCAGCTGTATTTGATACTTAGCTGATCTAAAATCAAGAGCCGACCACTGATCTACGATCTGATTTGGAGTTCCGTTAGTTAGGTTGGCTGTGTACGATCCCAGACCAGCACTACCAATCTGAAGATCTATACGAGGATCAGTTTGGTTAATTCCTACACGAGCATTTGCATAGTCTAACCACAGAACCCCGCCTACGCGAGCAACAGAAGCATTTACAGCAACTGTTACGTTTGAAGAAATAGGGCCGCCACCAGTTAGGCCATCGCCAGCTATGAGAAATGTGTTAGCTGTGCCACTTACACCAGCAGGACCACGAGGACCTTGCTCAGCCACAGCCACTACTGTGGCTTGCGGACGTTCCACAGTTACGGTAGTAGGAGTGGGGGTATTGACCTCCACCACCATTTGGATGGGATTAGCAGTTACTTGATTCATCTAGTGATCTCAGGTTCTACACGGAACTGACCTTCAAGCAGGCGGGTCACATAACCGCTAGCATCACGAAGTTCTAGATCATAACGACCTGCAAAACGAGGCAGCGCAGCTGTGTTAGCAGCAGTCATGTACACACGAACATTACCGTTAGCTCCGTCTTCACGATTTTCAGCTGATCCAGTCAACCATATGAATCCGTTAGCGGTGAGTGTCGAGTTGAACTCAACAAGCAGACTGCTAGCAGGAGCTTCGCGAACCTGCATCTTGGCCGAATAACCAGTCAGGTTAACAGCCACTCCGGCAGGAGTGCGATAACGGAGAGGAAGATCAAATGTGGCTCCCTGTTCTAGTGTTATGTCATAGCGTCCGGCACTCATTTGCCATCTCCTTTAAACAGATCTTGCATAAGGGTGGTATAGTTAGTAGTGTTGTTTACCTGCACAGCAGTTGTCGGCTGTTTAGGACGAGCATCACGATCCATATCATTTAGCAGCTTGATCCAGTCAAATAAGTCTTTTTTAGAGTACATGCCTGTCTCGGCAGCCTCTTGAAGTTTTTCGTCGATAACTTTATTGATGATCGAGAGACGACGAGAACGGTGTAGATATCCTTGATTCATGATCACAGTATCCACATATCGCTTGGTATCACTACGCTCCACAATCGCGGTTACGCGATCCGCCGAGATACCGAAATCATCAGCGATTTGTGGAATCGTCTTACCGGCTAACAGTTCATTAGCTATAAGCAGGTGTTGTGGGTCTAGCTCAGGGGCGTCTAGACTAGAGTTCAGATTGTCTGAGTAGGTTGTTAATTCATTCATGTCTATACACCATGGTTCCTTGGACTATGACAGCTCCTAGAGGTGCGTTGAGTCCTTCATCTGTTTGTAGCGTGTCAAGTCTGACCTCGTCAAACTCTGGATTGTCTTGTCTAACATAGGAGAGAGCATGTTCAATGTCATCAGCCAACAGCTCACCAGCATCTTCAACACTTTCATCCCAAGTGATTCCACGGATTCGAAAACTACTAACCACATAACGTTCGCCACCGCCGATGTGACGAATCTGGGTGTCGGTAATGATAATCATCACACAAGGAAACGAGTTGATGTTGTCTACGTATTCGTCATGGTCAAGTACGTTGTCGTGTACGTCCACATTAAAAGTGTATGAGGGATTCCACGGACTTGTGCGTCCGTCTATTCGCTTGAGCGAGTCGATGATTTTTAGTTGAGATTCACGTCTGTTCATACAATAATTATATGATGAACTGCGAACGAAGTCAAACTTCTTTTTTTTAAATTTAGTTTGACACCCGAAGAGCGGGTGTGAGCGGTTGTGAGAGGGTGTGAGACAGTTGTGAGACGAGTTAAACAGGTTGAAACCTGTGCGCAGGCGGCTGGGATGAATCCTAGAATTTCTTGTGTCACTTGGTCGTCGGATTTTGACGAAACGAAATTGACATCAAGTCTAGGTAAGGTTGTATCGGTTTGAACGGGTCGGTATCGGTTTGAACGGAGTTCAACGGCGTTCTGGGAAAGTTTGAAAAAATACCTGATGGTTTTCGTGGCGAAGGGCCCCGCGAATCACCGAATCAGCAAGTCCTAAGAACCGCCCTAGGTTGTAATAGATTAAAATCTAGCATGATTTTAAGCTAATCAAATTGTTAACTGCCCTTATAACTGCCCCGATAACTGCCCTAATATCCGCCCCCCTATTAAGCGAGGGCAATACTGCCCCCGCCTTAATCTAATTAGAGCGGCGCGCTAAAAGGCGCGGGCCGCTTATAAGGATTCTGTTTTGCCTTTCCCTTAATAACCCGATCCTCTGCATCCCAATACCGGATTTCCAAATCGCAATAAGCAAACCACGCGGCGCGATTAGTTTCTACTACGGCGCGAGCGCCATCGTTCGGGGTCGCGTAGCGGGCGAATTGGCAATTCGCATTGCGGATGGCCCCATTGCAGCGATCGCACATCAACCGCAGGTTGGACAGGTCAAGCGACCCGCCGCGCGACTCGGCAATCATGTGGCCCGTGTCGAAAGCGTCATAGGTTCCGCAGCACACGCAACCCGCGTAGGATGCGCGGACCGCCAGTTTAACCTTGTCAGAGATGCGAGCCTTGGCCATGATTCGGGTTTCCTTTGTTGCCTACCCTTACTTTATACGCCATGCGATCCGGCATGGCAAGCGAAAGATTCCGCTTGCAAGGCGCGGCGGATTCGTGCATTGTATAGGCATAGGGAAGGCAAGACGCCAAGCCCGCGAATCGGAGAACTGCCATGCTGAACCTGACCGGATACATTGTTCGCGAAACTGAAGCCGCCATTGCTTTCGTGCGTCAAGCCGATGCAGGCGTCGCAGGCGTCAAGCCGATTTGGTTCCCGCGCAAGAAACTGGGTCGCGTGCGCGAGTCGGATTGCGCGGGTCGCCGGATCCAAACCGCGCAGGATGGTGAGCGGGTCGGCATTCCCGCGACCCTCGAGGTGGATCCGGCTTTCCTTGATCGGATCGGCGTGCTGGCCTAAGCCAGCGCCTAGGCGGGGCGGGCAGCTTGCCCGCCTTTTCTTTGCCGTCCGTGTTCACGTTTTGTTCCCCTTGACAGCAGGTGATTCGCCATGCTATAATGAGGTAGGACGCGCCGACTGGGCGATTCGCCGAATCAGGCGCCGATTTTATAGCGATTCGCTAACCTTGTCAAGCGAAATCGGGGTCTAGCGTGAAAAGATATTTGAACAAAGGTCTTGCGAATCACGGCGGGGCGTGCGATAAAGAATCATCGAAACGAGAGAGACAAGGAGCTTCTCATGACCCGCATCGCTTACAAAGGTTGGACCATCACCGCCGCTTACGTCGGCTTCGTCGCCACCCATGACGACCGCTTCGACGGCGAGTCGCACGACTGGCAGGTCAACGCCGACTCGGTCGAGGAAGTGAAAGCCGAAATCGACGAACGGGAGGATCTGGCCTAACGGCCAGGTCACAGTCTGAAACCGATCAGTCTGAAACCGACCAGTCTGAAACCGAAAAGGAATCCTAAAATGAAGCAACATATTTTAGACGCAATCCGCGCAGATGGATTGGTTTACTTTATCTTTCATTTTAAGTATTGCATGGCACATTGCAGAAATCAAAAGCGCCTTGCAGATAATGCAAAAGATCCGATCCGCCAAGCCGCAATCGCTAAATATGTCGACGCATTATATGCTAATGCCGACCTCAAATAAGGAATCAAGAAATGCCCTTCGCTCTCATCCTCACAGTGTTTGGATTCAATTCACCTGATATGTTTTATGCCATTGAAACTGGTATGACAGCCGAGTCTTGCGCCGTTCGAATCGAGGAACAGCAGATCTTGCTGGAAAAGACGTTCAACGTCAATGACTTCGCGCTGACGTGTGAGATGGACATGGCAACTGAGTGACCGGAAAACCCTTGCTAATCAATGAGTTAGCAAGGGGGCCGCCGCCGAGGCTAACTGCTTGATAACACACAGTTTTTTAGCCGTAGACACGCCAAGCGAATCGCACTAAGGTTAGATAACAGAAAAGGAGATCACCATGCAGACCTATGACGCCGTCCAACGTGCCTCGATCCAGCGCAGCGAAACCTACCTGCGCAAGAAAGAGCGCAATGCTTTGATTAACAGCGGGAATCGGCAGGATCTCGTTCTGACTCTCCTTGTGGTTGCTATGATCGCCGTGTCGGCTGTCGGCTTGGTTGCCTCTGTCCTTGGAATATGAGGTGACCGATTCGGGCGCAAGCCCGAATCACGCGCCGATTATACGGGCTGGCTGGAATCTTGTCAAGGGAAATCGGCACTGACACATAAAATGTTATCTGAGAAAGGTCTTGCGAATCGCTGCGACTCATGCGATAAAGAATCATCGAAACAGGGAAGGAACCCACCATGCAGACCACCGGTTACATCGTCCGCGAAACTGAAGCCGCCGTTGCCTTCGTCGCGCGTCGCGACATGAAAGCTGGCGTCAAGCCGCTCTGGGTTCCCAAGGCCAAGATTCTTGTCCGTCACGAGCAAGACCGCGCTAGCGTGGTGATTGCCACCGCGCAGGACGGCGACCGAGTCGGCATCCCGACGGTTCTGGTTCTGGATGACGCGTGGGCTGTCAAGGTCGGGATCCTTGCCGCCGCATGACGGCAAGGGGTGTGGCAGATTAGCCACACCTGGCGCCGATTTTACAGCGATTCGCAAACCGTGTCAATAGCGTGAGGCAAAAAATAAGATTGAAAAAAGCGCAGATAGTCCTTGCGAATCGCGTGACGGCGTGCGATAAAGAATCATCAGCAAGGGAGACGGAAGATGGCAAAGGCAAAGATCTCGGATACGGTTCGCGCAAAGGTTCTGGCGCGTGACAATCACATCTGCCGCGCTTGCGGGTTTGGCGGTTCTGCAAACTATGCGCCCTATCTGGACTGTGACCACGTAATTGCTGAAATGAATGGCGGCAAGGCTAAAATCGAGAATCTGCAATGCCTTTGCAAAGGATGCAACGTTGCTAAAAGCGGCAATGATTGGTCCTTTGCAATTCGCACTGCAACTGTAATTGAAAGCGTTTGGGCCGTTAATCAAAAGATCGTAAATACCGCTTTCACGGTCGGGATTAAGGAGGGAAAAGTCGCCGCAACTCTTAAAAGGTTGCGGTGATTTTAAGAATTGCCCCATCGCCGCAACTCTTAAAAGGTTGCGGTGATTTTAAGAATTGCCCCGTGGCGGCCCGATAAAATATCCTAGGTCGGGCGAGTTACAAATCGAAGTTATTTTTCGATCAGTTCATTTTTTGGTCTTGACGAATCACCGCCGCCCGTGCTATCATAGCGCAGGCGAAGCCTGCGCCGGTGGTAAAATTGTGGTATTTTTGTGTGTTTTTTAGGTGAAAAAACTGTGCGAAAACAACGGGTTACAGGTCTCTCCGCCGCCGAGGCTAAACTGTTGACAACAAACACTTATTTCAGGCTTGCACATCGCTTGCGAATCAGCTATAGTTAACAAGACATCAAAGGAGATTGCTATGGACTACACTATCCGCACGGCTCGCAACGGCTACATCCTCACCGACTGGAACGGGGACGAACACATCGCCCTGACGCTGGTCGAGGCTGCCCGCATTGTGGGCGAGATCCTGCCCGACAACACCTACACCAAATACGCCAGCGGCGAGAATCGCTTGGCCTTGGAAAAGGCTCGCTTGTCGTTTCGGGCTGGCCAGAAGATTGAGGCGATCAAATATGTTCGCAACGCCTTCACGCCTCGGCTGGGTTTGCTGGAAGCAAAAGAGTTGGTTGAGACTTTCATAGGATGAAAAAGCCCTTGCTAATCAATAGGTTAGCAAGGGCGGCGCCCCCGGGGCTAACCCATTGAAACTACACGCTTTTTTAGTTGTTGACGAGCCTACGGCTTTGACGTATGTTGATCTTAACCCAGATAGGAGAATCACTATGGCTAAAGTTTCCTTCGACCTCGACGCGATGAAGGCCCAGTTTGCAGCACGTGGTGGCAAGGCCACCGTGGTTGATTCGGGCGTGCGCGCTATCGAGTCGGATCGGACCATCTACGCCGCCATGCGCGAAGGCAAGCGCGCGCAGGCGGATGCGGTGCGCGAGTCCCGCGCGTCCGAGTCCCGTCACGAAATCATGGTGGGCGCATATCACGCTGCGCGGGCGATGGGTTGGTCCAACGAGGACGCGCTGGAATACGGCGCGACCGCGGTTGATTGAGGCGGATCGGGCTTGCACTGTGGTGCAGGCTTCGCCTGCGCCGGTGCGAAGTTGAAAGTAAACAGTCGAAATTCTGTGTGAATTCAAGGGGTTAGACGTGCCGCCGCCGGTCGGGCTAAGTAACTGATAACGCAACGAAAAATAGCTCTTGCACGATGCTGCGAATCAGGCTATTGTTAATTATCAGCTAAGGAGATAGCTATGGAAAAGATCGAGTTCATCCGCCAGCGTTACCAAGAAGCGCGCAATGCTTATAATACCAGCAAGAATAATGCCTATTATGAGGGTAAAATGGTTGGCATTGTTGAGGCGGTTGCTTCAATTAAGGGAATCTCTTGGATTGAAGCTGACATTCTGATGAATAAAAGCGAGGAGAATTAATATGGTTTGGGCAATCGGTATCTTGATTTGCGCTGCTATTATCTGGGTTGTGTGATGAAAAAACAACCAAAACCGCGCGACCCTTTTGTGCAGCACCTTGTTAAGAAAAAACAAGGTGCTATGGGTCCAACCCCCAAACAGCTAAAGAAACGTAACCGCATCGCCCTAAAAGCCTCAATGAAATCAGAGGCTTACGGGTAGCGGCGCCCCGGCGGCTAAGCCACTGAAAACACACGATAATTTAGCTGTTGCAATGCCAAACGAATCACGCTATGTATAATCATCAACTGAAGGAAGCTACCATGAAACGCGTCGTGATCTTTGACCTTGATGAAACGATCATCAACTCCAAACATCGCACCCCGAATCGTCCTGACGGGACTCTGGACCTAGACCGCTATTTCGCGATGAAAAACCGCGAAAGCATTTTCCGCGATACACTCTTGCCTCTGGCCGATACGTTCAAGGCTCTGGACCGTTCCGAAAATTACGTTGTCATCTGCACGGCTCGTGCCATGAATCAAGACGACCGCGACTATCTCGCCCATCACGGGCTTGACGCTCACCTTGTTTTGTGCCGTCCTGAAGATGGCTCCGAGAATCACATCAAAGATGCCACCCTCAAGGCGCGCAAGATTCAGCGGCTCCGCAACCTAAAGCAGTTCCGTGGCAAGCCCGTCTATATGTTTGACGACGCTATCCCAGTGATTCGCAAGATGCGCGAGATTGGCATTGCCTGCCTGAACGCTGTCAAGGTAAATCAGCGGCTTGAGGGCTGTTGATTTCCCAACAAAATCAAGGAGTTAGGAGGGGCGGCGCCCCGCGATCCAAGGCATTGAAAAGACACGCTTTTTATATGCTTGACAACACCGACGAATCGCGCTACAAAGATCTCACCGAAGCAAGGAGATACGGTCATGGAAGGCAACTATCTGTTCACTTGGGAAGCTGTCGCGGCCACGGGCGTTATCGAAGGCAAATACGAGCAGACGATTTACGCAAAACATCTTCAAGATGCGTGCGACTATTTCACATATCATCACGGCGATCTGTCGCCTGATGAAAACGGCGTTTGCCTTGTCATCACAGGTATTACTTGGCAACCCTGAAAAAAGCCTTGCTGCTCAATGAGTTAGGAAGGGCGGCGCTCCGCAACTTAACCTACTGAAACTACACACGATTTTAGCTGTTGCACAGCGCGGCGAGTTATGCGATAAATAATAATCAGCAATGGAGATGCAAATGGACCTGACTGGCCTGACCTTCAAGACTACGATTTACGAATCGGTTGTAGGCAAGATTGAAATCGAAAATGAAATCCTGACTGACGGTAGTATCTCGACTACTCTATGGGTTGTATTTCCCGACGGGGTTGGCGATGAAATCGCTACGGTCCAGGAAGGCTTTGACAAGTTGGAGTTGTAAAACGAGGTATAAAGTTGAGCCTGCCATAGCGCAGGCTCACGCCTGCGCCGGTGGTAAAATTGTGAAAAGTAGGTGTAAAAACTGTATCGAATCAATCAGTTAGCGATTTAGGCGCTGAGTCTGCTAACATGCTGGCAACAAAAGAAACTTTGCGCTTGCTTGATGCCTGAGAATCGCTTATAAATATATTAACAAAGGAGACGCCTATGAGCAAACTTGATTTCCGTAAACTGGATCCTTCCGGTAAATGCCCAACCTGCGGAATTAATTGCTGGTCAGAGACGAGCAACGAACCCGCAATCTGGCCGTGTGGCGTGCCTAGCTGCCCATATCCTCACAAGCCGCAGCGTCCGTTTGAACGGTCCACCGTCGGTTCTAGCCTGAGCATGATCGTTTACAGCGGGAGCTAACAATGGTATATCTGCACGCTAATCGTCAAGTGGCTTACAATGCTGGCCGCGATATGTATCTCAAGGGGTGGGAGTTCTCCTGCCCCTATACTAAAGGTCACATCTACGCCAAATGTTGGTTCCGTGGATGGTATGACGCAGAGAGAAAAAACCCTAGAGTTTCAAGCACTTAGGAGGTGCGGCGCCCCGGCGGCTAAGTCATTGATTTCAAAGGATTCTTTCCTAGTAGCCGCCGCAAATTTCTTCTTGCACACCCGCTGAGAATCGCCTATAAAGATTGTATTGAAGAAGCCAAGAAGCGAAGGAGAAAGCAATGGCTGATGCAAAAACCTCGAAAGTGAACTACACGGAAGCTATGGTGGAAACCATGCTCCAAATGTATGCGGACCTCGGCAACGAAGGTCTGGATACGATTGCTGAGACTCTCGGCAAGCCCGTCCGTTCGGTCCGCTCGAAGCTGGTGCGCGAAGGCGTTTACGTCGCCGCGGCTGAAAAGCCCAAGGCGAAGAAGGAAGAAGGTCCGACGAAGAAGGAACTTCTGAATCAGCTCGAGTCGCTGGTTGGCTTCGACGTGTCGGGACTGATGGGTGCCACGAAGGAAGCCATCGCGCACGTTATCGCGCTGGCTGAGTCGCAGGACGAAGCGCCCGCCGATGAGGATGAAACCGAATCGGCCTGACCGTCAAGGGGGAACCGCACAGGTTCCCCCACATTTTTCTGAATGATTTCAACAACTTACGGGGCGGGGCGCCCCCGCGGCTAACCCATTGATTCACAACGATTCTTTTCTGTTGTAATGCCCAACGAATCGGCCTATACATAATCATCGGCAAGAGAGAAAAGGAACCTGCCATGAAATTCTACACCGCTGGCAAAATCTGGCACGCTGACAAATTCAAAATGTTGCGTGACACGCTGGGTCTGCCTGTTCAGGCTCGCTGGATCGACTTGAACCAGAATGATCCGATTGTCACCAATCACAAAGACCAACTGTGGCAAATGTGCTACGAAGATGTGCGCGACTCGGACTTCGTGCTGCTCTACTCTGAGGATCAATCGGAAGAACAGCGCGGCGCTCTGGTTGAAATCGGTATGGCCTACGGTATGGGCAAGCCGGTGTATGCTGTCGGTAGCTGCCGCTCTATCAAGCCGAATGCAATTTCGGATGTGGCATTTACGCATCACCACCTCTGGACTTGGCTTGATACTGACAATCTGGTGAAAGGCGCGTATCACGCCATTGCCTCCGAAATTGGCCGCCGTGGTCGCAATGTTGAAACCCTGAGAAAGGTCGCTTAAAATGCCGTATATCCCCGAACAACAGCGCGAAGATATTCATCTTGATATGCAAGATGTTGGAATTGATTGGATTCCTGAAAATGCGGGTGAATTGAACTTCGTGGTTTCCACATTCATCGCCAATTATATCCGCACTAAAGGGCTGAAATACGCCGTGGTCAATGAAATGGTTGGCGCTCTGGAATGCGCTAAAATGGAACTGAACCGCGTTATCGTCGGCCCGTATGAGGATATTAAAATCGCGGAAAATGGTCCTGTATATCAAAACATCTTGCCGAGTGGAGAATACTAATGAAGATTAAAATGGGTTATAGCATGGGATATGCCGGAACTGATACAGAATGGATCGAGGAAATTCCTGAGGAAGTAATTGCCCAAGGGGCGGGTGCTATCGACCTCTATATCGAAGGCGTGAACAATAGCTTATATGATGAGGCTTGCCAGAAGATTTCGGTGTGGACAGAAATCATTGAATAACAAGGGGTTAACCACCCCGGCGCCCCCGCCGCTAACCCCTTGATTTTGCTGCGTTTTTTAGTTGTTGCATCCCCCTGCGAATCACCGTATAAAGATCATAAGGAAGCGCAGACAACGAAGGAAACCTGCCATGACCCATAAGCCCACCCTGTTCGTCGTGACTGACATTGAAACCACCATGAAAAAACGCATCGCGTTTGATGTGGCATGGAAAACCATTGACAAGCGTGGCCGCGAATATGGTCGCGGGTCGTATGTGATTCGCGAGGCGTTCCGCCATGATGTGCCTTTCTTCGCTGAAAAGCTGGGCCACTACTTTGACGACGCATATGGCAAGCTGATTCAGCCTGCGGATGTGCTGGACGTTCGCGCGGAGTATAACCGCCAAATTGGCGAATTTCAGGTGGCAGGCCATCGAGTGATCTGCGCGGCCTACAATTCTGCCTTTGATTTCAAATACTTGCCTGAAACCGTCTCTGTCTTGACGGGCGGCACGGTTACGCGGTGGCTTGACAAGCGCGTGGAACTGATGGACATTTGGGATTTCTGGGGCGAATCGGTGCCGCGTCATTATGGCACGGTCGCCGCTGCCAGCGCGTCTGGCCGATTCGTTTCGACCTCTGCCGAGTCCGCTTACAAATACGAATTTTGTCAAGCGGAATTTGTAGAGCGGCATATCGCTTGGTCCGACGTGGAAATCGAATCGGATTTGCTGGTGCGGACGCTGTCGCGCAAGAAACGAATGCCTGTTGTCAAGTCCCCTGCCGAACTGGCTGGCGCGGTGTGGAAGAAAATCAACACCCGACTCGGCATCGACGGCAAGGCACAGTTGCCGCAGGTTGTCAACGCCTAAGTGAGGGGCTTCGGCCCCTCATTTTTCTCAACTAAATCAAGCACTTAGCGGGCGGGGCGCTGCCGATTCTAACTCATTGATAACGCACACAAATTTGCCTATTGTCCGCACTAACGAATCACGTTATATACGATCATCACAGGAGGTTGCTATGACTAAAGTTTTCGTCCCTGACTGGTATGACCCGCCAAGCGGCTGGCGGTATGGATTTCCCAAAACATGGCCGAAAGGCTTGACTCGTTCTGATGAAACCCTGGCTTCACAACTCAAAGCTGATGGATATCCCACGCACGAAATTCCTGTAGCTATCGGCCACACTCGATTTGGAGGACACTTTGAATGACTATAACCTATGAAGAATGGATGACGCAGGTTGATCGCATTCTCGTCAAGCGGACTGGCGGGCTTGACAGTATGATGCTGCCCGACTGGCTTAGCCGTGACTCCTATGAGTGCGGCATGACTCCAGAAGAAGGCGCAGACTCGTGTCTGATGAACGCCGCTTGGGAGGGTGACGACGAAACTCTCGTTGACGAACTGTAACAAAAAACCCAGCTATTTCAATGAGATAGCTGGGGCGGCGCCCCGGCGGCTAACCCATTGATTTCATTGCATAATTTAGTCACTTCAAGACCCCATTTTGTGCGTGTCAAGCGAAAAATTACTCTTGCTGCCTGCCCGCGAATCGTCTATATATATTGAACGGAAAGCGAAACAGCCCATCTGAGGAGAAAATCATGGCTGAAGCAAAAGTGAACTACACCGAGTCGATGGTCGAGCAAATGTTGCAGATGTATGCCGAGTTGGGCAATGACGGCATCGAAAAGATTGCCGAAACCTTGGGCAAGCCTGTCCGGTCCGTCCGGTCCAAGCTGGTCCGCGAGGGTGCCTATGTGGCCGAGCCGAAGGCTCCGAAGGCTGCCAAGGTCGAAGGCCCGACCAAAAAGGAACTGCTCAACGAACTGGAGTCGCTGGTCGATTTTCCCGTTGACGGTTTGCTGGGTGCGACTAAAGAGGCAATCGCCTCTGTGATCGCTCTGGCGCAGGCGGTGAAAGCCGCCTGAGCCTAACGGGTGTGGCAGAAATGTCACACCCAACTATCGTCTCGGTTCAGATAAGACTCCAGACCCGACGTTAAATGGTCAAAACAAATCCGTGTCGGTTGCGTCACCCGCCGGTTGATCGTGCTAGACAGTATGCACGCTTAAAGCCCTCGCAGCAATGCGGGGGCTTTTTTGTTGCACGAAAGACACGGAAAATGTGTAATGATTTCAACAGGTTAGCGGGTGGGGCGGCCGGGCAGCTAACTCATTGATTTCTATCGTCTTTAAACGATATTGACGACTTATAGTTTAGCAGCTATAAACAAGGTAACAGAAAAGGAAGCAACCATGAAACTCTATGCTGTCACTTACGAAGGTTTTGGAATTACCAAAATCGGTGTAACTCGCGGAAGTGTTACGTCCCGAGCAAAACAAATCGGGTTTCTAAAGTCTGATCGCATTCGCATGGCTAGCATTGAGATTGAAGATTCCGATGCTGAAGTGCTTGCACATATGCTTGCAGAAAAGAAAGGCGGCAAAGCATACGAGGTGGTTGTATCAGGTAACTTTCAAGACCCTAAGACCGGCCAAGGGTTTAAAATGAATAGCGGGCAAACTGAGGTTTTTGCAATTACTTTCCTACAAGCCAAACACGTGCTCAAGGAGGTCAAGTCTTTTCTGAAATACAATAAAAAGACAGAATCTCCTCTGCTAGAAATTTCTGGTTCTAGGTCTTTTAAATGGGAATATCTACCTGTTGAAGAATTATAATAACAAGGGGTTAACCACCCCGGCGCCCCGCAGCATAACCCGTTGAGAACACACAGAAACTTTGTGCTTGCACTGTCCTCATGATTCGGGCTATAGTTAATCATCAAAAGGAGAAACAAAGATGGAAGCAAATCATGTATACATCGTCCACTACCAAGGTCGGGACGTGGAGTGCTATGGCACTTTGGAAGAGGATTCTAATTTCAGCGTTGTCTGCGATGATGAATCTGATGATAGTGTTTGGTGTGATGGTGATCCTGCTGGAGGATCATTTACCACTTGGGAAGATGTGGTAAATACTCTGCAACCGCAATTTAACTCTGACATTCTTGAAATCGGGAGCTGCTAAAATGAGGATTAAAGTTCGACTGAGCAAGCCCAAGCGTAGCCGTTGGGCGCGCCTGAAACAACTGATCAGGGAGATCAAAGCATGAGCAAACTTTACACCTTTTCAATGCCGTTCAGCGGGCGGCAAACAGTCTGGCTTGAAGCCGAATCAGAAGAAGAGGCTAGGGCTATGGTCCGCAATGGTGATTGGGAAGATTCGGAAGAGCAAACCTTTGATTCGCATAATTTAGATGCGAAACTAATCGAGGTTGAAGACATCCCAGAGGAAGAAACTGAATAATAACAAGGGGTTAACCACCCCGGCGCCCCGGGTCGTAACTCATTGATATTACGCAGTAATTTAGGGCTTGCAACGCGTAACGAATCAGCCTATACATAATCATCGAAAGGAAAAACAAAATGGACCTGACCTACGAAGAATACATCGACTACCTGAATCATTTGACTATGCAAATTCTGCTTGACTTTGGTTACCATTTGGCAGAAGATGAATCCACTGTCGAATCACTCACAATCCTCTGAAAGGAAAAGACATGAAAAACTACACTGTAGTCTGGCGTGATGGCGGTGACCATTATATGCTCACCGAAGTTGAAACCGATGTTGATCCCAATCTCATGACCAGTGCCGCTTGGGTGTCACTCGCTGGCGAAGTCGAATACGCTGAATGGGACGAGGTTGACCGCGTTGCCGCTCTGGCTGATCTGCTCGACGGCTATGACCTTCTGGTTGTGTTGTTCGGCCATCCTCAATCTGTTTTCTGAAAGGAAATAAAATGTATGTGCTGATCTATACGGAGGATGAAGTGCCTTGTTTTATACAAGGCACACTTCCGCAAATCAATGCTGAATTCCGTAAACTCTGGGAAGGCGGGGCCATTGATAAAAAGGACTGGGACGCTTACAGCAATTGGAAAATGCTCGGCATTGAAGATGGCGAGTTGACTGAGCTGTCTAATGTTGAATGGGCTTTAGTCCCACAATTCGAGGCGCACTAAAAAACCCTGTATGTTCAAGGACATACAGGGCGGGGCGCCTCTGATTCCAAGTTACTGAAATCAAAGAGTTTATTGGTAGGCACTAAGGAGAAGCCTATTCGATTGGCAGGGGATGCGCATCTCTACCCCGCTTCATCTGACCAACCCGTATCATCCGTGCAAGCCGCCTGTCATGAACAGTGTAAGCGGTGCAGTCTATCGCGGCATCGGCTAGGCTTCTCTTTACTGCCTACTCATACGTTATACATGATTCTCAGCACTGATGCAAATGAAAAATAACCATTGGATTTCAACAGGTTAACAGTCGGGGCGCCCGGCCTCCCAAGCAATTGATTTCATTCATCTTTTCCACCACAACCACCACGCGATTTCGCCGCAACCGCAGGCATAGCTGGCAAGCGCAGCTTGCGCCAAGTAGAAAGTAGACTTTCGACCATGCGGCCGTCGAGTGCAATTTCGATTAGGTCCGTGTTGACGGTCAGTCTGTGTGCGCGGCCCTGCGCCAGTAGGCATTTGGCAAGTACAAAGTAAATTTTAAACGCGGGATTCGGTCCAGCTGCTGTTTAATTGCAAGTGTGTGCGTGCACCAGTAGGCAAATGGCAAGTACAAAATCAAAGCGCGTGGCGGGGTTCGTGCGATTCGAAACTACGTTTCAAAGTCCTGCAACGGTGCATCACTTCGTGATGTGGGTGGGTGCGAAGCACCAGTAGGCAAACGGCAAGTAGAATTTTGATGCGTGTGGTAGGATTTTGACTAGTGAATGATTGAAACAAGGTCCTGGGTACGCCACAGGCTACCGAATCATACTAAAAAGGCCCCTAGGATCACTCCTAGGGGCCTTTTGCACTTCGTGCAACGCCATATTCGGTATGAAACGTAGTTTCACGGGTCTGACGGGCAGGGGTCAAGCAATTAACGGTTGTTTTTTGAAATATTTTTGAGGAATCCTACTTTTTAAATGATTATTTGGCAAGACCACTGGTACCAACCTGTTTTTATGAATTTCTGGCGCGGTCGGCTACCGATAGTATACGTTACTAGACTAAAATCTCTCTTATTTGAAAAATAATCACTAGACAGAGTCCTGGATCCGAAGAGAGTCTAAAAAATAGACGGAATCCTAGTAGGAAAACCTAAAAACCCCGAGCCATTTCATGGCCCACCAGTGCAAATACTTTGCACGATGTAAGGGCCCCGAGCCATTTCATGGACCACCAGTGCAACTTCGTTGCAACCAATGCAACGGAATCAACCCCGAGCCATTTCATGGCAGGCCAGTACAACCCAATGCAACTACGTTGCAACGCAGGCTGGGATAGTATCACTTGCCGCCTGTGCCAATTCTTGGCAGGCCTGAATGTGCCTGAATAATAATACTATAAACTAGAATACGACGTAAACAGGTTAAAATACGTTTAAACAATCTAACACAGTGATTTAAACGTAAGTACGACTCAAATATCCGCTTCGATCACCACTAATTCACTTCGTGATGCTGTCAGCAGCGCTCGCTAACGCTCGTAGCCTGCTGCTGGCCCCGCCGTTTCACTGCGTGATCTTAGTACGCACGGCAATTCCATTGCCTATCTCGTTCTCCCTGCTCTTTTGTCTACCTCTCAATCGTACACCTAAATGAATAAAAAGTCTAGTAGCAAAGTTGTCAAAAACAATGGTTGACGACCATTTTAAAAATATTCTTTAATGCCCTGCCCCCAGCGCAACTCCGTTGCTGCACTTTTTAGACGATTATGCTTGACCTCAGCTGGTGACCGTGGTATTCTAAATCAAAGGAGAAAATCGAATGTATACAATTACAACAAATGCTGACTGGCGTGTAGCCTCAGCCAACTCAACTGTAGCTTTTCAGATCACTGGATCGGGTGCAGTTTTCGTAGGACTAGGAACTAACGTATCACCTGCGGCCGGATTTGTCTATGAGGCTAACCAAGGAGACCGCGGAGCTTTAACTGACATATTCCCAACTGCTAGTGGAAATGTGGTTTGGGTTCGTTCCAGCTTCCCAAGTGAGGTTACTCTAGGATGATATCACCTTTCGACACCTTCGGAGTTAACTCTTGGGTGCCTGGAGGAGGTGGGACAGTTTTGGGCGAACTACGTTCGCTGGCTAGAACGCTCTCCTCGGTCACTGCCAACGCCACTGCCGTGGCTGCGGCTGTCACAGCTGTAGAGCTACGTGGATATTCAGCGTGGGCAGTTCCCGTCCCCACACTCATGAGTGAGTCAATGACAGGAGTTCAGACCATTCCTGGCGCAGGTAACTTCCGTTACCGTGCTAGCGGTCCTCTCGGGGTTCGTGATCTGGGAACTCTAACTGGGACGGCTGCTGCTAGCGGATTACCTTGGAGCGCTATGGCATTCTGGGATGGAACTCAATTCCGTGGGATCCTAGTTTGGGCTTGGACAGGCGCTACGATAGACTCTGGGGGAACTGTCGTTCCTTCTGCTCGACCTGTTACCACACCAGCCACCATGTTCTCACCTCAAACTGGTGATGGACTGTTCCGTCAATATCGTCCGATCATCATATCTAACACTGGAGACATCATCCTAGATGGCAGCAATGAAACTAGTGGATTTCAGTTTTCATCGGCTCAAGATCCTACTGCCAACGGTTATCATACAACCTCATTCTTCTCTCGTGATGACGGAGTTTGGGGAATCCAGCCGGGAGCTCGTCTTGACGGCGACACTCCAGGACCTGCTCTTACCACTGGTGGATATGGTATCTCAGCGTTCCAAGCTAGTGAACCGGTCACCACATATTTCTGGGGTGGAGCCTCCCAGGCCTCTGCAAATTATGTTGGGGTCGTGTTTAGCGCATAATGCATTACACCAGCATTTTCATATCGGACATTCACCTAGGAGCTCGCGGTTGTCAAGCAGACGCGCTGTGTGCGTTTCTAAAGCAGCACACATGCGATCGACTGTTTCTGGTTGGAGACATTGTCGACGGCTGGCAACTTAGCCGTCGGTGGTGGTTTCCTCAAAGCCATGCGAATGTGATACGTCGTATCCTTACCGCAGCGAAAAGAGGAACTGAGGTCACATACACGACCGGAAACCACGATGAGGTGTTTCGCAAGTTCACTCAATTCGACATTGAAGTTGGCAACATCCGTCTGGTAGATCGTTGTGACTATCACTCTGTGAGCGGACAGCGGCTGCTGGTGATTCATGGAGACTTCTTTGACTCGCTGATGGTTGACAAACGTTGGCTGATGCACATCGGTGATGTGGCATACAACGCGGCCATCGTCGCGAACATTCAATTTAACCGAGTGAGAGGTTGGTTTGGTCTAGAATACTGGAGTTTGAGCAACTGGCTCAAACAGACTACAAAACAAGCTGTATCATTCATCACACACTTTGAAACTCACGTTTCTGCATATTGCAAACGTGAAGGCTATGACGGGATCATCTGCGGACACATTCACACAGCTGTGATCAAGCAGATTGATGGGGTTGCATACATGAATTGCGGTGATTGGGTTGAAAGCGCAACTGCCCTTGTAGAACACTCAGACGGTCGGTTTGAAATCATAGAGTTTAGGTTAGATGGCACGAATACTTCTGATAACTGATGCTTGGCATCCGCAAACTAATGGAGTGGTCACAACCCTAACGAACCTCGTTCGTGAAGCTAGAAACCATGGAGATGTGGTACACGTTTATCATCCTGGACGCTGTACTGTCCGGTTCTCGCTTCCTCAGTATCCTGAGGTTACGGTAGGAATCCCAAATCCTCTGCACATTCGTAGACTGCTCAAGCGTCAACGCTGGGATCACATTCACATTGCAACTCTAGAAGGCCCACTTGGAATTGCATTTGCTAGAACTTGTCGCAGACTGCGCATCCCGTTCTCAGCATCATGCCATACCAAATTTCCTGAGTTTGTCAATGCTCGTTGGCCTTGGATCAGTGTTGAGCGGGGTTGGCGGCTGATGCGTTGGGCTTATCGTGATGCTACTGCGGTTTTAACCACAACTGAATCAATGGTTCGAGAGCTGCGCGGTCACGGATTCACTCAGCCAGTTCACTCATGGACACGCGGAGTTGATACTGCCACGTTCTATCCATACACGGGAGAGGCTGGGTCTACTAAGATTGTGTTGTGCGTGAGCCGTGTGAGCCATGAAAAAGGTCTGGACGACTTTTGCAGTCTTGACATTCCAGGCACTCAAAAGGTGCTAGTAGGTGATGGACCATATCTGGAGGCTTTGAAGGCTCGGTATCCAGATGTTCTTTTTGCTGGAAAGCGAACAGGGCACGAGCTTGGTGACTGGTATAGACGAGCATCAGTGTTCGTATTTCCTTCTCGATCTGATACATTTGGAGTTGTAAACATTGAGGCGCTGGCTTGTGGAACTCCTGTAGCTGCATATCCTGTTACTGGGCCTATAGACATATTAACTCAAGGAGTTAATGGGTACTTAAGTGATGATCTACATGAAGCTGTGGTTGAAGCAATGAAACTGAGCAGGCAGGATGCTTATGATAGTTCTACGCGTTGGACATGGAAATCGTGTTATGAACAGTTCTCTCGCATACTCATACCAGCTAAATAAAAAAGGGCCCATTACGGGCCCTTTTTGGTAGATGCTTGTTCAATTGCACGACGTTCTACTCGTGCTAGGATACCTTCAAACGCTCGGTAGATGTGACGATATACAGCGCGGATAGGACGATTAATCAGATCCCATGCTAGACCCCACGGCCACATGATGGCCCAGCTAGCAATTCGGTCACCGTTCCATGAGGCTGTATACTCCCGGAAACGATACGACTGACGAAACTCTTCGTGGGAATAGTCGGTTGGATTTGCCTTCACATAGTCGTCCCACAGGCTAGAGATTTGAGGGCCGCACGCATTAATCCAACGAGGAAAGCGAATGAGAGTTGAGTATGAGAGTCCAATGATCACATAGAGGACTAAGGCTGCCACAATGAGCAGCGGGTTTGCAACTAACGTTGCCCACACTGGAAGTGCAAACCACCACTGAACAACAGCTAGAGTTCCAACAAATGTTACAAAAGCTCCAAACGAGTTGTCCCATTCAACTGATGCAATTCCTAGAATGGCAATGATAAGTAAGGCTACGATTTCAATCAAGTTGAGGCTCCAAGGCTATGCGGCGTACCGCGCTTCTTAATGTGTTTAGGTCGTGATCATTAGTGATGACGCTATCAGCTAGATGCCGAATATCTTGCTCGCTAGCGTGTCCATCACTCTTAGTTCCAGGACGGTCAATCCAGATGAGCCGGCCCCCTACCGCACGAAGTGCGTCCACTTCGTGAGGAAAGCGCACATCACTACAGCAGACCGAGTTTGGTTTGAGCATTCTCACTCGACGCTGCCACATTGGTATCCAGAGGTTTGGATGGATCGAGTTTCGCCACTCAGTACCCAGCTGTTGCATTGCATGGCGCGGTGTTTGACCGATCAACCATTCATCTGGCTGCTCTTTTAGATCCCCTTCTAGACGACGTTCCACTTCGTCGTGTGTTAGACCGCAATACTGATACATAATTCTCAGCATCTGTTTTAGCGGTGCTGCCATCTTCACATCTACGAAACCTAACTGTTCAAGTGTTGCGACGGCTTCGCTCTTTCCGCTTCCTTTAAACCCTGCGAAGGCTATAATCATTGTAGGCGTTCCCATGTTTGTTCGATAACTCGTTGTGATCGCTGATCTGGATGTTCTGGACTGTGGTCAACTCCGTTGACAATGAGAGGCTTCCAATCGTTGTCCCACATCTTGAACTCGTTACGAATCATACGTCCTAGGCTGTCGTGATATTTCACTAGGCTGTCACGAGAGCTGTCAACGAATTGAACTACAAACGTTGGACCTAGTGCGTTGATTTTACGGACCAACCATCCGATCATCTCTTCTTCAATCATTCAATATCTCCTAGACTATTTAGGGCTTCTTGCATAGCCCAGGCTACTCTCTCATTATCTTCGTCGTCTAGTGCTCCGAGTAGGTCTATGAGCGCTGATTTAATATCTCTAAAGTGTCGAAGTTGTTCGTTATTGATGCTCTCAAATATCGCATCCAATGCAGCATCTAGATTGCGGGGATGTGGCAGTCCTCCTTCAGCTACCTGCGTTACCACCCGTGCGACTTCGTCGCGAGATTCGCTCATCGTGTAATCCTATCTACAATCCACTCGCCTAAGACCATGCCCGCAAAGTAAAAGCAGGCGGACAGAATGATACTAGTAAAGATGTAACCAGTAACTGCCCAGAGCGCTACTGCTCCCAACGCGACCATCGTCACATCATAAAGCCCAATGTTAGACGTCATCTTTTTCACTCCGATCTCTCAACTCAGTTCCTACTCGACGAGACTTGCGATACATTGAACGTAGTGGGTATCCTAAGGCTTCCGCAGCTACCATGTATGCATAAGCCTTACCAACAAACTCGGCGGTGCTCATCTTGTTGTTCGCGACACGCTTGAGAACATGATTGATGTGTGCATATGCCACATCATTAACCTCGTCTACAAATTCTTTATCTTTATCGTTCACGTTCCAGTCTCCATTGACACCAATCATCCCATAACACAAAAAGCATATACACACAAGCTACACTCAGCGCTGATTGCCACCACACTGCTGCTGTTACAGATGCAATTGCTGAAGCTACAATCCAATCAGCTACAAATACAGCTACTGCCCAATCATACCACCTAATCATCTAACCAACACTGTCCCACAGCTTCACAAAGGTCCATACGAGGACAGTCGCATTCAGCCATAGTTTGGTAGATGCTCTGTCTCCATCCTTTAGGAGCCTGTTTGATTACATCAAATCCTTCCATCCGCAGAACGGCAAGTATGCCTTGAGCGAGATCAGGTACATCACCTGTCTCGCAAGTCTTTAAGGCTAGTCGAATTGCTTCAAGGGCTGGTTCACTCATGCTTTGGTTTCCATAGTTTTGCGAATTTGAGTACGTTAGGCAGTTCTTCGCGTGGGCAAACAACTGCACACGATTTACGGCCTTCAAGAACTGTGCTTTCATGCGCTAGATATACGTTAGGTAGAGCTGCAATCTTGTCAAACTCTCGTTGGTTGACTCGCACTACACACTTCTTGAACGACTGAGAAATCCACCGTTCGTAGTTTTTTAAGTTTTCAGTTTGCTCTTCATCGAAAATATTTAGTATTTCAATGTCAGCCATGAAGTTTAGATGTGCTCCTAACATAGCATGAGCTACAAGAGTTGGCGTCATGTAGTCTGGAAATTCGTCAAGAATTGCGATGTATAGTTTCATTTCTCAACTCTCTCTACAATCTTACGCCCGTGCGTTAGCGTAATACGATGGGTGTCTGTATCTTCTGTCCAAGTTTTAGCCCAAGGCCCACGAACAGTAAAACACCAAGATGTGCGATCTGCTAGCACTCTATGGTTTCTACTGCGGCGTGTGACCTTGGGAAGTAGTGAACGCTTGTAAAACTTGTACTTAATCCAGCCATCATCGTCTAGATGTTCTTCTAGCAGCTCTCCGCTAATAAACCAAGTCCAAGCGTTGAACGCATGAGTGTGAGACGCTTCACGGCTTCCAGGATTAAAACGTAGAAAGGCTACGCTGCACACACTCTTAATCTCAAATAGGAAGAAGGCATCTACTGGAGATTCTGGACCTCCATCTTTTGCCCATGTAAAAAACTTCATTGTTTCATCCTCGTTACCATACCGACACGTTCAAATCTACGAGTGTCGATACGTTCTAGTTCTTCATCTGGAGCCATAATCATTATGCGATGGCCGTCAGCATGAAGAACTCGCATCCAGTTAATTCCTCGGTGAGTAAAAATCTTGTATCCTCGACTCAGCCAGTAGTCAATCTCTTGGCGCATCATAGGAGTGAAAGAGATTTCTGTATCTTTAAAGTGTAGCTTCATTTATGGCTTCTTTCCTGGAAACGTTTCTAGCCAATCTTCAATCCGGTCTAGACGTCTGCGATATCGCATCACCTGACCCATCAACTGCTCTCGTGTCATGTCTTGCAGGTCTTTAGCTTGACAACCTTCTAGAGGATTATCGCTGCGAGGGCTTGCTGATCTACCAAACCAATCACGAGCTCCGCAAGTATCACACTTGTACCAGTACTCGCCGTTATGGTCTGATAAGAAGTCAAATGTTACGTGGCACGGCATCGCATGTACTCCAGCATTTGTAAGGTTAATTCACGAATACGAGGCTTAACTGTAGCATCATTTCTAAAAATCATGCGTTCCATCAGCTGTTTACGCTCTCGGCGCATATCGCCATACTCAGAGCCGATGTACTTGCCGTTTAGGGTGTCGTAGTCTTTATCATCCATCATAACAGCTCCAAAAACCTTTGCTTGACTAGCTGACGTTCACGTTCTTCTGCTGCTAAGTACCGAGACCACATTCCACGACCGTGTGCGTCTTCTACGTGGCTTTTCAAGCCGCCTACATACTTTCCGCAAATGCGGCACTCCGTGCCGACCTTGCCTCGACGGATCTTAGGATTGCTCTCTTTATCTTCTTTCCAAGCCTGATAAAAATTAATCATCGTCTGCCTATCTCGTAAACGTCTGAAGTCTTACGACCATCTAGCTTTTCTACGGCTGTGTGCATGTAATCTTGGTGCGCATCAGCAAACTGGTATTTACTGTCTGGAGTAGTGAACTCTACACGAAATGAATACTCTACCTGAACAAGCCTACCATCACCATCACATCTAGCACATAGCTCATTCCAGTAATCATAGTCTGCTTTGTGGTAAGATGTACACTCGGACCGCTCAACAACCCCAGTACCTTTACATGTCATGCAAGGAACTATCTTAGAGTACTTTTTCCAATCAGGATCAATCTTCATTCTATTAGTACTCCTTGTGTTCCCCAGGAGTTTAGATTGTTTACTGAGTGGATGCGTCGCCAATCATCAGCATAATCTCCGCCATCACGAAATACAACGGCATCTTGAGGCATCTTTTTTAGTAACTCAATTAGTTGTGCTACAGTCATTCTTCAACCTCGCCTACATACTCACAACCTAATGCTTTAGCCAGATCACGAGCATATTGTTCTGCTGCTTCCCACTCATCATCATCAAAACCGCGAGACCAGCAGTTACTAGTACCACGATCATCTTCGATGCGAATTACTACATCTATAACCTCAAAGTCGAAATCTGGAATAGTCGCTACTGTTACCTTAATCATCTTTCACCATCGTTTGTGCCCACTTTTCTCGCCCACCCTCTGCTGTGAAAGCTACTCCACCATAAGGCCGCCAACCATTTTTAATATAGTCGTTAACTAGAATGACGAGTTCATTTGAAGAATACGCTACTGCTATATGATACCTCATCGTAAATACCACTCCCCTTCATATTGCACACAGTGGTGCCTGAAATTGCTCCAACGTTCACAAGGTAGAATGACTGTTTTACCAGTTTCGCAGTCAATGCCGTGTGACACTAATACAGTACCCTTCTCTTCAATAATGCGACCGTTGTAATCATACTCAGTACGTTCAGCTGTGTGTAGAATCACTAGAATCATTTTCTTTACGCTCTTCTGCTTCTTTTAAAATATATCGGGAGGCTTCACCGTTTGTATCTTCAATGTCGCACGATACCATAGCTGCACACACATACCAATCCGGTGTTTGACCGTACCAGTGCATACCTTCGCCATATACTTCATCCAGTCTGGCTAGTAGATTGGAAATACAAGCCGCAACAACTTCGTCTGTATAGTTTTTCATTATTATCTCCTTTATAAGATAATAGCATATGAAAAGAAGAGCAGCAAGCGCTACTCTTCCTTAACTACTAGGTATCGACCTTTCCAAATAGAAAATGTTCCTAGATCTGCCGGATTTGGAAGTCTACGTGTCTCTACACATTTCTGTGTTGCAACATCCCAAACTTCTACAACGACAACATAGCTAGAGGTATCTGCGTTCTCAACGCGAACATTCTTAGTCATTTATTCACTCCTTAACAAGTAGGTTTTATGAAAGTTGGGCAATGGCTATCGCTACACACATAACCCATTACACCTTCTAGGCTTATTCCACAACGAGAGCAGGTGCGTTTAGGCTGAACAAACACAGGAGCTTTAGTTGGGCTAGGAAATAGTTGCTCAAACACATTAATCTGTTGAGCGTCCCTAGCGCCTTGATTATACGCAGCACGAAGCCAATCCTTAACTCGTTGCGGGTCACTACACTCTAGGTCTTCCCAGAAACGTTCAGAGCGAGTTGAGTATCCTTCTAGCTCGTTGAACCACCGTTCAAAATTATCGGTCGTCATGAGGGTTGATACTCCTTGTAACCTTATAGCTGTCTAGACCGATCTTAATTCGTTGTTCTGGTCCGACAGTATGAATCTTATCGTTTTTGCTCAGCTTGCCTTGTTCAAAATCCCCAACAGGGTCTTCTGTAATTCGTAGTGAGCCATCTGGAGATACAATTAGATATTTCACTGGCCAAACTCCACTGTCGGGCAGATTTTGCTCTTATATGCTGTATACTGCTTACCGACTAGAGTTTTTGGTTCAGGGTTCTTTTCCTTGTAACCTTGCAGGTATTCGTGACCTATAGCAAGGCCAATGATTGTTGCAAAGAATCCTACAACACCTACAATAGTGTATCCAGCTGCGGCAGGGTTTGACACAACGGCGGCAGCAAGCATAGCACCTAGACTAATTAGAAACAGGCTCACAAGTGCAACGCCTATCATGCGAAATACAGTAGCACGCCAGTAGGCGCAAAAGTTAGAGTGTTTACGTTCCCAAGGTTCCATATAGTGCTCGTTCTCATTCCAGCAAGAACGGTTTAGTCGATAGTGCCAAGAGTTGCGATTAATCTTAAATGTCTGCATTGTCAGGCTCCGCATCTATGGCTGCACGAAGATGAGAAACCATATCCTCGTAGCTCTCTACCATGTCAATTCCATAACGCCTACACACCATCTTCACATTACCATAGCGATAGAATGACGGAGGGCAGCAGACTAGAACATGATCGCCTGAAAATAGGCCCATTTCTAGAAGAGTGATTGGCGCTTTAGAATCTGCAGCGAAGTAGTAAACGATTAGATCAGCTTGGTCTTGCCAACGTAGTTCCCAGTCTACTTGCTCATAGAACTGAGTGCCTGGAGTTGGGTCTTGCGTCCAAGATGAATCCCAATCATCACGACGAGGATTTAGTAGAACTAGATTGTCATAGTCTTCTAGATCTTTAACTAGTCGGTCTTGCCAGAGTTCTGCAGCCCCCATGTCAATAGAACCACCTAGGAACACGGTTACACGATCGTCTAATTCGTGTGGTTCTGGAGCTTTAATTACTGTTGCCATTATTCTTTTCCTTTAATTACTGTTAGTCGTGGTTTACGCCGTACTGGAGGTACTTTGAATGAGCCTTTAGATCCTAAATACATAACACCGTTCTCTACCCAATTGACTCTCGCCAATTCAACTCCGTTGTGACGCTCATGACCGCTTATGGAATCTTGTTTAACTGTATCTTTCGCTCGACGTTTTCCACAGCATGAACATTGCTGATACCACACCATGTGATGACGAGGCTCCCAACGCGGCATATCGTTGTAGGTGGTTGCAAAGCAGTTCGTCGCGTCTACAGTGTACCAACGATGAAAGCCTAGAGCGCATACGATTTTACGAAACATATTTATACCTATCTAGGAAGTTTCTCATGTACGACCGGATGTTTTCAGCACCTACAGGGTTCATACTATGAACATGAAAATTGAAACGAGACCCAAGATCAACGTCATTATCAATAACCCAATCACAAAACCACTTAGCAAAAGTGTAGCCAGTCTTTTCTCCGTCACCAATAATATAGTGTACATCTGCCAGATCATGATCAAAGCTAATAAAGCGGGGAGCGCCATGATGTTTTACTGTCCAAACTGCATCATCAAAACTACGACATACAATTACGTTAGAGTAGTGTCCATAGGGGTACTTGACATCTTCTGGAAATCTGATGTCGTCTAAGAAAAGAGTGTATGTCATATGAGCACTGCTACTATCATTAATCCAAAGAGGACTGCGGACAACACTCTCCAGAGAGCTACATTAATTCTTAGTCCGCTATTCTCACTTTGGAGCTTCTGGCTGCGTTTGGATTCGTCGAGATATTTGTCCAGATACTCAGAGGCCAGACGCCTGTGTATCGCAGCTTGATTGTCATAACCCTGAGCCATACGAAGATACTTTTCAGCCACTTCACGCCAGTAAAGTTCTTTACTTTGCTGTGCTGCCGTAGGTTTTACATCTACTGCCTCGCCTGTATGTCGTTTACGAGCCAAGCGCAAACATGAGATTGCTTCCTCTTCACTTTGAGTGGAGAGAGCTTTCTCAAGAAGCTGATTCACCTTCGTCATGTTGCATTTCCCACTCTGGGCGGGCATCTACCCACCAACGTTTAATTGACCCGTCTACTTGTCCGCCATAGAACTCTGGAACAAAACCTTCGAGTTCATATTGTAATACTAACACATATTTAGGCCGAAACCAACCTAATTTTTGCACACGGTGCCTGCGGCGACCAGTAAATTTAGGTGTTAGTGGGTCCATAGGCCTTCTCCAATTGCTTAGCTAGATGCTCTCTTACTACAGCGTGTGCAAACTGATATAGATCGTTTGCTGTCATAACAGTAAATGTATCTTCAGTTTCATCGTTTTCACACGGAAACCGCCCGCCGAACTGTCGTTCGTAGATTTGTGCTACTTCATCAATGGTCATATAAGATTCCCCAATCTTTTAGTTGACGAATAGAGTCAGCTGCGCTAGTGTGGTGTATGAAATTACCTTTAGCCTCTGTCCACAGGTCACGATATTTTAGATAGTCGTCAATGAGGAAGTCCCCAGGCTTGCAGTAGTCACGCTTGTTCTTGCTCATGCAAGTGACCATTGGAATACCTGGAAAGTGTTTGTCCCTCCAGCGCATCTTCTGAAGTTCAGCCCAGCCGCCAAACGGGCACCCTGTTAGAATGATTGGGCGTAGATGTTCGACCGCCTCAAACAATTCACGAGCGTCAGGCATGAGCGGAAGGTTTTGGTAGAAATTACCAGAAGTACGGATGTTATGCCAGAAAGTATTACTGCCATACTTTTCTTCATATTTTCTAGGGTCCATACCAAATTGCTGACGAAACCCATCGTCAAAGTCAGCTAGAACTCCGTCACAGTCTAAATAAATTCTTGTCATAGTTTATCCGTGTAAAAAATGTGTTTACCATATTGACCGAGACGGGTCATATGCTTTGCCCATGATGGGTGAATGGAAGCTTTGTGATAGTGATTAGCTCCGCTACCGAGTAGCGAGTGTGGATCAGTAAGAGCTTGATTAGCTAGGATAACAGACTGTGCATATGCGTCTAGATCTTTTGGGCGATCACTCTTTCCGTCGTTGGTCCAACTGAATTGATCGTCTTCCCACACTACCTCGCACACAGTTTTATGCTCTTCTTGAGCACGATTGAGCGTTACTTCTGCTACTAACATTTGTGCATCAATGCTTTCACCACGAGCTTCGTGATAAATATTAAGGGCTAGGCAAGTTACGATGGCCATTTCTAGCATTGGTTATTCCTTTGTTTGTATTACCTATAATACAAAATGTGTGCCTGACAAGCAAGCACACACTTAAAGCACTATCCACAATAGCGCATAAAAAATCCAACTAGCGACAGTAGCTCCTGCCGCTGCAAATGCCCAAAGCTGTCCTAGCACTGGGTCTTTTCTATCTTGTAAGTAAGCCCACAGCCATATAATAACAGTTATTGCAGCGGGTATGGCCCATAATCCAATAGTTATTGTCATTCGTACCTATACTGTCTTAGTTTTATCGGTCTATAAAATCTTCTGATTCAGACCAAGTGATATAGTCGCTAACCCAATCGAAGAGTTCTTCTAGGGGTATGCTTTGACGCTCTGCAAAGCGTGTTAGTTTGCCGAAATGCTCTGGATACAGCTTGATAATGTCAACTATACCTGGTTTAGCTATTGATCCTAACTGCATTGCACGATACACGGTTTCAGGATTTTGTAGCGTTCGTTTATACCCATCAGCTGTTAGTGTCTCACAACTATATTCTTCTGTACCACTCATAACCATATCCCAATCCATCTGTGCGCTCCATATGAGAATTGCCAGCTCAAGGCTGGCAATCTTAGCTAGTAATTTCTTTGTATATCTCTCGCCAAGTGCGTACACGAGAGTCTGTATCGAATGTCCGATTGTAGTGCTGATCTACTAGAATACTGTTAAGACCTAGATCATTGCCAAGATGGAAGTTGCTTAGATGATCTTCTATCCAAACACAACCACTGCCTGCATACTGTTTGAGTACAGATGCTTTAGATACAGAAGGGTCTAGACAAGTGATACGGTAGAAAGGGCTTACACCAAACACGTTATGTAAGTTCCTTACACGCCCTTCTACGATTTCTGGTTCATCACCGATGCTAGTAATTACATGAAATACATAACCGTGCTCTTCGTGCAGCTTGCGAACATATTTGATAGCATCACGATACGGAGGTAGGTTAGTCACAAACACAGTTTCGTTAAACATCTTGACGAGTTCTTCGGCTTTTGTACGGTTAATGTTATAGCACTTGTCAATGTCGTATGCGCCTTCAGAATGTTTCACATATCCGTGATTTGACATCCAGCGATCAAACGACCACTCCCAATGTAGCAAAACTCCGTCGCAGTCAGTGAGAATTAGTTTCTCGTTAATCATTTAATATCCAATATCTCTTTTAATTGATGATAAGTATCCTGCCACCCGGTAGTGTGAAACACACGATCTTTGGGCCGAAGTGAAAGTTCTTGTGCTAGAGTGTAATCGTTACCGCCTGCGCGACATTCGTCGCCCCAAAACCACACATCATCATCTCTGTCTGCTAGAACCACGTGCTTACCCTTACCACGCTCTGTAACATCAATACCAGTTTTTCCACCTAGTGTTGCGTGTGCTAGTGGGTATTTACGGTTTATTTCGTCTGCGATACGGCGACGAACGCCTGTTTTCTCATCCCAAGCAGTGAAACTCTCTCGTTGTGCTTGAGTAGCATTTCTGCCAGGGATAGACAGATTTACCATACCAGTTCTTATCTCTACGTGGTTTCCTGTTTGTTCCGGGTACCCGCTGCGCTGAAGTGCAGAGTGTAGATCAAGAATTAGTTGTACTGGAGGATTCCATTGGTCAGCTTTAAACCGCACAGGACCAAACCACAGCTCTGCTCCTGCACAGCAATATACACGATCTGCAGCATTAAATAGCTTACCTACTTGCTCACGACACTTTGGTTCGTCGCTTCCAGTAATTAACCAGACTGCTTCTTTAGCACATATGTCTAGCATCAGATCTAGCATAAGAGGGTCGATTGGTCGTCTAGCGTTTGTTATGGTTCCGTCAACGTCAAATGCTAGTATTGCCATGCTTATTATGTGCTGCTACTAATTGGTCTAGATAATTATGCACTTCTGCGATATTCATAAATACCATACGTTTTGTTTGATAATCATCACGATCATCCCGATATGAGAAGCTTAGCACAAACCCATTATCATAAAAACCGATGGTAACTTCTTCAATATTTTTCATTGTAGTGATCCTATTGCTCCGACGCAAGCTATGAAAGTGCTAACGCCTAATTGTTCTGGGGGTAGTCCATCTGCTTCTGTATACATGTACTCTACAGTAGAGGCCAGCATACCGGACCACGGTTCTACATAGGGTAGATCAGCGACCCAATCAATAGCATTATCATGCTCTAGTCCAAACTCTTTGGCTACTGCGATGATTTCTGCATGTTCAGCTAGTACCTTGCAACCTTCTTCTGTTGTAAGAGCATAGCCGATTGTAGGCATTACTAGCAGGAAGGCTGCAAGGTATTTAAGCATATTAGTGTACCAATGCTGGTTTATTTACCAGCTCCCGGCAAGATGCAACGAGAGCGGAGAAGGCATCACGAACGCTCATAGTGCCTTTCTGCATATTAACTTCACGACCATCTTCTAGACGGGCTAGAAGTACGATTCCAAAGATTTTATCAATCATATCCACCTGGATACGGTTGCGCTTGAGGAAGCGCTCATCTTCTTGTTTCAGCACTTCTACCTCGATAGTGTCTTGTAGGCCATGAGGTTCACGATACAGATTTACGTTAAACAAGTGTATTATTCCTTAAATTTGATGTTTTGTTCGAGTTCACGAGATTCAGGTTCATAAAGTGATCTAAGGTAATTATTACTTTCTATCACAGTTTTAAGTATAGACAAATCAGGAGCTTCATGCAAGAGGGCTTTTGAATCTTTTGGGAAGCAGGCTCCGCCAAATCCTCTTTTACCATCTAGTCCTGGCACTAACCAATGGCTTGTTCCAAGACGAGCATCAGTTTGTAGTGAGTTGACTACATGATGCCAGCTTTGCTTATCATCAAAATAGTTATACAGTTCGTTTAGGTATGCAACTTTCATTGCAAGCATTGTGTTGGTAATATATTTAACCCAGCAGGCTTCTTCACCACTAACATGCTGATACCGATATGCAAAGCATATAGAGTACTTACGATAGTATTCCTCTATTAAATCAGTGGCATACTCAGTACCGCCTAAAATAACGGTACTGGCTCCGATCATGTCGGCTACAGCGTTACGCTCAGTTAAGAACTCAGGATTGAACACTACGCGTTCGCTCTTAGCAAATTGCGCTGCAAAGCTGGGAGGAACAGTACTTTTTACTACTACAAGACCGTATGTATTCTGAAGTAGGTATTGAATTGCCTCTAGAGTTATTTTAGTACTTGCCTGACCATCTTCTGATGATGGAGTAGGAGTACACACAAAACTAACATTAGGCTCAAAATCTACTACAGCAGATATGTCTACTCCCAGCTTTGGGTCAACTAGTAAAAGTTTATTAGTTTGGAATGCTGCTGCAACTGCATTGCCAACAAATCCAACGCCTACAATAGCTATTTTCATTTTGTTTCCATTTCCGATACTCTAGCGCGTAATCCGCTAGAACTAAATCTATGGTCTCTAGTGTTGAAGTAGAGACTTATGTCACGCTTCTTGCATATGTCTTTTCCAGTAAAATCTTTATCCTTATACTCTTCTCCTAGTACTCGAACGTTTATTGGAAAGAGACTGAGTATATCTTCTAGATCTTGCTCTGTGTGATATACTATGATCTCGTCTACATACTTAACTGCTGAAAGCTGAATATACCGTTCGACCAGTGTCTGAACAGGTTTATTTTTATTATTTCGGTCTACAGAAGGGTCTACTTGCAACCCTGCTATAAGCCAATCACATTGACTCTTTGCTTCTCTCAACATTGCTATATGGCCAGCATGTAACAAGTCAAAAGTAGAGCAAGTAAATCCTACAGTGTCAGACATAGGTATAGAGTCTACTGATTATGGATAGTAGCCGACCGTCCGATAACCATTGGGCTAGGCAGTGAAATAGTGGCATATTGTTATATACGATTTTGGTCATTTATTAAAAATCCTTTTCTCTTTACGTCCAAAAATCCATTGGCATCGTCTTCATTCTCTATGAATGTGTAGCCTTGCTGTATGTATCTGTATACAATTTCTTCATTATCTTCCCAGACTGGTATGAACTCATCATAATCTGGGTCGGGAGATTCTCTAAAATGAACCTCTATTAGCTTTCCGTCTATAAATTCTGCGTTTATATCTGCAACGTCTGACATACTTCTAAACGGTTCTGGTAGCTCAATTAGTTTGTCAGTGCGAGACCATCTTGAAAATCTTATACCATCTTCCGATTTTTCACCTAACCAAGAGACTACGGGGTTATGTACTCCATTATCAAGAGTGTAGTTTACACTCACATGATCGCCTGTAAATAATTCGCACCAGAAATATCCTGGAGGAACTTTAGTATAATCTCCAGACTGTATGTAAACAATCTTAGCTCCTACACTCATTCCTGCTAGGTTATATGTGGGTCTCACTATATATTTAGCTGACGCTTTTGGTGCTACTCCGCTAGGACCACAACAGTATCCTAAAAACATAGACAGGTGTAGTTTATCAAACCACTTTCTGTGTTGCGGGTATAGCTCCCACGAATCAAAATCTTCCAGTAACCTTCTCACTAAAAAGGAGCTGCCCGAAGGCAGCCCCTATAAATTAGAACTTTACAGACAGTTCAACAAAAGCCTGTTCTTTTTCAAAGTTGTTGTCTAGAGTCATGTAAGTAGTAGCAGTTAGATACTTGAGCTGCGATGGTGCGTACACTACGCCAAACTCAGAACCAGTAAACTCACCGGCTTTAACATCTGCATACAGCGTGCCGTAAGCCGATAGATCTGCGGTAGCTTGGAAGGCTAGTCCAGTTTCAAAATCAGTGCCGAATAATTCATTTGATACGTCATAAGTAGTGGTAAGCTCGGTGTTCCAAGCTAGTTTATCAGTTAGATCTGCAGCCATTGCTGAGCCTGCGCTGATGGCTAGTACTGCGGTAGCTGCGATTAGTAGTTTATTCATTATTTACTCCAATTGTTTTAGTTCGGGTTTTTAGCATTACACTTTCGTAATCACAATAGAATGATTCTCTACTGAGACGGATAGAGTATCGCCGGGAACCCAACCAGTGACGTCTAATACTTCTTGTGGAATTACCATAAGGCAGAGGTCTTCATCGTCCTCAATGTCTTGAAATATATCATCCACACTATATGTTCTTGTAATCATCATATCCTTAATATAGCATACACTATCCGATCTAAGCAATATTAATATTACTTTGTCTGATAAGTTTATAAGGTGGGCCCGTTCTGTTTCTAGGTGGAACCCATACCCACTTAAATTAAGCTACTAGAGCTAATTTAACAGGTGCTGAATTTTCATTTGCACTTATTGATTTTCTTGCGGTTACAGTCGCTTGCTCACTGGCTCCTCACGCATTGCTACAACGTATGTCGATCCCTTTTACCCCCATAATTAATATGGTTGGTGGAGGTAACGGCATCCGAGAGCCGTGTCCATTCCATCTTCACAACTTGCTACAAACGGAGCACTTAAATTATATATTCTGGATGCAATCCATAGTGTATTTCTCTATGGCAGTTGGCACATACTAAAATACACTTTTCTAACTCTAGTACTATAATATCTTCTTTATGCGTACTTAGATCAGATATTTTGTATTCTTTAATCTGCGGGTCCACATGGTGAAACTCTAGAGCCTGTTTACATTTACTATACCCACATATATTACATGAGTAAGACCCGACTACTTTTAATATTATATCTTCTTTTCTAGAATCGTTTTGCACTATTTGGCAGTTTTTGCATTTTGATTTATACTTTTTCTTACCACTAGGTTGATACCCATTAGAGTAAAACTCCGTTATTGGTAACTCTCTGTTGCAAGCAGAGCATGTCTTTATTGTGTCTTCTTCTATTCCTAAAATTTCTTCCCTGTACTGTTTTAGAAAATAAAAATTAAAAGATGTATTCTTGTCTTTGTGTGCCTTCTCTCCGAAGATTTTCGTGAGTCCAACACTAACTTTTTGTTTAGTTAATTTATTTTCTAGGTAAGTACTAGGTGCCACAGATGTTTGTAGCATAGCCTCTATCAGAAGCTCATAATTATCTACTTTTTTATCTATTACATTAGATAGTATGTATTCTTCATAAGTCATTTCTCCTCCAAGAAAAGGCTAGATAATGTGGAGGCATTATCAGGAGCCGTCGCTCTTTTCGCCTACAGTATAGATTATATTTGTGTGGTTAGGCATCTAACAGACGATCTTAATAGGTATTTTAGGGTTTCTGGGTTGTGCCTACTAATATAAACCCTTTTTCGTTTCCACACTAGGCGGAACCCTTATACTACATGGGAGACCCCAAGTTGGTCGAGCTATGCCCAAATCTCCAGAGTATCAGTCTGGCGTATTTTAGTAGGTCGTCAAACCTACAAGCCCTAGTTCATTTCATGAACAACTTAGTTGACGCTAGATTGTTCATTAGCCTCTAAAGATAGAATTTCAGTTCTCACAGCTAGTCTTTGCTTTTTTAAGTCTACCAGAAGTGATTTATGTACTACGTCACGATTCAAGTTTCGTTCAGCTTCTAATTGACTTACCTGATAGTCCAATTCGCGGTGCTTTTTGCTTAGCCATTCTTTACGAGTCATCTTCACACTCTTTTTCTATATGAACTCTGAATAGTTTTGTATCTCTATTTCTGAGAAGCTGCTCAGAGGTAAAATCTGGATTTTCGGTAGGTACTATAACAGGAGTACCACCAACCTCATGCGGTTGGTTAGTTTGTGTGTTAATTAACGTTACTCGATACATTATACTATACCCGATTCGTACACAACATGCAAATTATTTTTTAAATCAAAAATCTGTGCATCTGGCCAAATCTGAAGTAGTTCTTGGGCACTCTTAATAGAATCGTAAGCTACCATCACCACACTAGAGTTTGCATAGTTATCGTTGCTAGCCTCAAAAACTACATGACGCACTAGCTCACCATTACGACGAATTGCATATCTGCTCAAACTTGTTCTCCTGTATCTGCATTAACTATAGCATTATGCAGAGTCATATAACCGCAGTCCATACCACGCATATACATAGACCCATCAAAACCAAATACATCATATAGAATGTATCGGTAAGTTCCTTTGTCTATGATTTCACCTTTATAGATACGCTTTACTACAGCGTAAAACGCATCTTCACGTTCTTGCAGAGTAAGCCCATTCCACCAAGCGTCATTCTCGGCTTCATAAGAGTCTTGTTCTTTTTGCATATCCTGCCCTAGCTCAGATATGATAGCTAGTAGATTACTAGTAGTTTCACGCATCGTTAATCCCAAAGCCCCTGATAGTATTTTCCAAATAGTCGAAATCCGTTTTGGATACGAGCGGCATAAGCCTTTTGCCCATCCCAGTCGATTTTGTAAGTGTCTTCTTCATCTCTAACCATTTCACTGGTTCCATCTTCGCTAATCTTTTTAAATCGAAAACGAGAGCTACCGCTTCTAAACTGATCTTCCCAATCTTGTAGCGTTCCTGCCTTAGTTTCAAAGGCGTGAATCATTTCGTCTAGAACCCAATCCCAACGAGCGAAGTGGTGCTCATCTGGTGCGTGCATGTTCTTTTCTTCAGAAGTAAGAGCGCGAGCAGCAGTACTACGAAGATGTTCTGGTACATCTTCATCATCAACACTAGGTGCTCCGTGCTTATTCTCTTTAAGTTGTTTGAGCATAGGCAGCGCAATGTATGAGAGAGTGTTGTCCATTGACCAGGTGTCCCAACGGTCAATACGTACCTTAATCTTACGCTCTTTGAACTTGTCAAGCCAAAGCAGAAAGCGATAGATTATAGTGTTTGGACGATAATCCATCATATCGTATATCTCCCCAACTTCAGGATCGGGGGCAATGCTTCCGTGAGCCAACCACTCTCCAAACTTGTGTACTCGGTCCGCAGTACGGGGAAATCCGTACTCATCCTTTTCTTTGGGAACCCAGAACATTAGCTTTTCAGCTAGTTGATAAGGACCAAACCATTGGCGATAAGGGCCGATATATACTTTCATTTTCCACCTGTTATAATTGCGTAGACTATGTAGACCACAGTCAAATAAAATCCAGCGAAGATTGCCAAAATAACTAATCCCGCTATTACAGATACTATTATACTCATAATTCAGCCCGTTGTCAAATCAAATCTTAATGCAGTCTGGAGATCCACCTACAGTAGTAGAGAACTTGATTGCAGCCCTGATGGAACCTATTACACAGGTTTCTGGCTTTGAAGCGCTATTAGCGTATGCAAACATAGCCCCCATAGCAAATTCCTGTCCACTACCTACAGCAGTATAATCGCAACTAGGCTCAAGCACTGAGAAATCCTCTTGCACGTGGAATAGTCTACCACGCAAGCCCACTAGAAAGTTTCCTCCGCTCTTGTTACCTTCTTTTGTCTTTGCAAAAGAATGTTCATCAAAACACTTTATAAGCTCTGGAATAAAATCTTTAACCAGATACTCATTTTCGTCTTCATCAGATTCGATTGGCGGCGGAGTAAAGTTATATCTAAGAATATCGCCCATCCTATAAGATGTAGTATATCCAATACCCATGCTAATTTTAGTTAGGCTAAGTTCTTTCTTTTCAAAAACGTCTAGTACGAGTAGTTTCGGCGTGCAATATACTTGCTTTACACCATTACCAGAGCCTAGCGAATCTGATCCAATGTATACGTCGCCTCCGTGTGCTAGACCTACAATACAAGTCATTTATATTTTTCCTCTAACCGTTTAACCCACTTCAGTACATATTCATCGCTCCAACTATTCAAGTAGGCGTTATCTTGCCTAAACAGTTTGAGCATTTCTTCTTCAGAGACGATATAAGAATCAACAATAAGTTCGTCTACATGTTTCTGTGAAAACTCTTCCAGATCATCGCATGTGACTAGATCTGCTAGGTTCTCTAGAGTATCGCCTTCTTTCATTTCAACTACGTATCGGTGTTTGAACACAGATACAGTAGTAAAAGTAGCATAACGTTTTGTCATAGCGCTTCCCATTCTCCAGTTACTGCATTTGTCCTGCACACGCTAAAACGATCCTTGACTTTAGATTGGTCAGGGTTTTCTACCCGTTCGTATCGACCACCAGTCCATTCATCCCAAAAAGCAAAATGGCTTTTAAAGTTGTCTTGATCCTTACACCATTGTGCTGAAGCTTCGGTCCAAGGCCAATAAAACTTCGTTTTAGGCTTAAGGTTCTCGCGCTCCCAAGCTACATGCCTGCGAGCGCGAGCATATGATTCTGCAAAAGTTTCTGTCATGTTATAGCTCTACATCCACATATTCTAAAATTCCAATACACCGAAACATAGTGCGTCCGTACTTGTGGTGCACGGTGTGATGCCAGTGTCCAAAATACCATTCTTCTGGTTGATGGATCTCAAATAGGCGTTGTAGGAAGTCGCCAGTACGAGTATTATATCGCGGACCTTTTAGAAGCCCTGTTTTCCAAAACATCTCATCTGCAATATTATGGGGGCAGTCGTGAGTAATCATTACACGGGGTTTGACGGTGCTATAGGTGTCCAACATCTGTGCAAACTGATCGTCTGAGCACTCTTCATCTTCCCACCAGTCTACGTTCTTCTGACGTTTATACCAGCCAGGAGGAGCCTGTGGGTTGTCAATAGACCAGGCCCCACCAACGAACATCACATCATTCTCTACACGACCGTCTGGAATCCAGCTCTGGAATGTTTTACACACAGCAGGATTGTCATGATTTCCACGAATGAAACGTCCATTACTAGCACACATATAACCGTCTACGCTTTCATGCCAATAATCGCTTTGACCAAAGCCTACACCAAAATCACCTACTTGAATGTGCGGACCTTCAAACTTGTCAACTGCATAAGCCTTATAGTCGTTGAACAGACCATGAATGTCTCCGACTAGACGAGTTAGTTGTTTAGTCATAGTAGTATTCTCCATTGATAGGATCAGTAATATCTTCTGGGTCGACTACTCTATACTTAACTACTTCTGCAACTGTACCAAACGACTGGGTAATCTCATGAGGGTCATTAACCCAATAAACTTCTTCGTCTTCAGTCAGTACTTTATATACATATTCTGTCATTCTGCTTTCCTATAGTCAATGACGCTATCGTGCTTGAAACTGCGCCACGCTTCTTTCTCCAAATCCCACACACAAGCAATGCCTTCTGGTCCTTGTGAGCGGCTATATGTTAGTGAATCAATCAAATCGCTACGCTGAGTGCATAGCATTTCACGACGAGAACCATCCTTCTTAGTAAAGGTAACGATAACTCGTTCAGTTTTGAGTAGGTCCAGTAGACGATTCATTTATATCCTCAAGTATGTTCTACATATTTAATACCTGCTGCTCGAATAGCACTCTCACATACAGGACAGGGTTTAGCGTTTTTAGGCTCTCCATGAGAGCCAAATCTAGTAACTACAATACGATGCGCTCGATCAAGCTGACGACAACGTGCAATTGCATGAATCTCTGCGTGAAGAAACTGTTTATCAGGCAGACCCACTTTGCACGCATGATGATGCTGAAGCGGATGGGTTTTTACATAACTATTCTTACCGATGCTAAGAACACGACCACGCTTATCATAAATAATAGCAGTCATGTCAAATCTTTGCTTAGACACAGTTTTCTCCTTGCTTACACACTAATATAGCGTATAACCAAGCAATTATGCAAGTTGAATCTCTCTTCGAAAGTCGTCCATAACACTCAATACTTCCGAGCACTGAACGACTGCATCCTCGTAGGTTTTACAGTCGCCGATGATTTCGTTGATGTACTCATCAGTCCAGCACTCTACTAGAATATCCCAGCCATCTTCGGTATAATGACAGGTTGCGTGTTGACGAATACGTTCAGCCCAAGTGTTCATTACCATGTTCCTACATCAGTTATGTTAACGGTTCCAAGTATTTCAGATTTTTTAGGGAACTTCCAGACCAAAAACTTTGCTTCTGTATTGGGACCAATTCCTGATTCATTGGCCTTGTCAATAATAGAAACGTGAGTAGCGGTAGGGTATTCTTGTAGTAGTGTGTGGATCTTATTAATTTGGTCAACAGTGAATAACATATAAATTTCCTCTTATAAATAAATATAGCAATAAACAAACCTGCCAGCAAGTTCAATCTTCGTTGAACCGCTGGCAAAGGTCGTTAACATAGCCAAGTGGCGCATCACCTACATCATGCCAAGGCGAGATCTGAATGTGGTCATGAGCATATTTAGCTAGACGTAGCCCTACGTGATCTCCGTCACAAAGTGCTACAACTCGTCTATGGCTTCTCAAAACACTAAGCCAATTAGCTGTAGTATCATTAACCTCAGTGCTGAAAACTGCTAGTGCGCTGTAACCTAGCCAAGTAACCTTACAAGCATCAAACACACCTTCACACAGGAATAGCGTGTCGCTGAACTGCCAGCTCTCTAATCCCCAAACGCCTACTCGGTCTCTGGCTAAGCGAGTAAAGTATCTACCCTCACGAGGATCGTTTTTAGCTTCTTTTGAAGCGTTAGGTCTATACTGTTGATACCCAACTAGCTGCCCACTAAGATTCCATAGAGGAACGATAGCAGTATCTTCACCCAGCCAAGCACGGTGTAGATTCATACTAAAATACCGCCCATGCAGATGCACGGCTATACTGTCTGGTCCCACAAGTTCCATGATATTAACTCGCCTTCTTTAAACTCACAGAGCACTGGCTTATTTACCAGATCACTTATCTTGGTAACGTCTGCTTTATTCATCAGATGTGCTAAAAAACTAACTAGAAAAGCCACATTACCTTCGTCTTTACTCATGAAATGGTGAGGTACACTATCAAAAGATGTCACTGTCCAACTACTGTCTAGTTGACCATTATGTTGGCCTGCTCCCATAGTTAACAGCAGACCAAGTTCTGAGTTATACCTTCCTCCTAGGGAGATTTCTACAGTTATGATACGCCCTAGTTTATGCACTTTGTGAAGCCCACAATTCCTCTTGGAGTTCATCTAGGTCTACCATCAGAAGTTCAACTTCTAGTTCTTGCCCATCAACCTGAGCATACTTAATCTCTTGACGAAGTGCTTGAATGTCGCGTTTAATTTCTTCAACAGTTCGCATATTGATTCTCCTCTTATAAACCAATATAACAAAATTAAAGCAGGCGTGCAAATGAAAAAGGGCAGAGATTGCTCCCTGCCCTACTAATTATTTTACAGGCTGTTCCTGACGGTCCTTAAGCTCTTTCAACGCGCCTAGAGTAGTATATACGTCTAGACTGGTTGGGGCCGCCCCACTTGCAGTTGCTCCTGAGTAGAAGTCGGGCATGTCGATTTTTACATCCTTAAGAGCAGGATACATGACCTGAGCAATGTCACGCTGAATCTCTGCCATGTAGATGTCGGCAGCAGATTGCTTTGCGTTCAGCTTTGCACGTTCAACTTCTGCTTCTGCAAGACCTTTGGCCCGAATAGCATCCGCTTCGAATCGAGCAGCTTCTGCAGCAGCTTCCTGAATCCCGCGGTTCGCCTGAGCGATCTCGAGTTCACGCTGCTTGTCGATAACAGCTAGAGCCTTCTCTTTCTCACGCTGCACAGTTTCTTTTTGTGCGCGCTGACGTTCGACTTCAGTCTGCTGCTGCTCGCCGATGATAGCAAGTTCTTTCTGCTTCTGTGCATCCTGGATGTCACGCTGCTTCTGGATCTCGCGCTCTTGCTTTGCAGCCTCGGCTTCGGCCTGAGCGGTTTCGATCTGTTGTTGAGCAGAGATTTTCTTACCAACCAGCTTACGCTTTTCTTGCAACAGCACATTAAGTTGTTCATCAGGAATTGGATCGGCGGCAACACTAACCTGGCTAACCTCAATACCATACTGCTCCATTGGGTTCTCAAGACGTTTAGGTAGTCCAGATGCGCTATCAATCTGAATTACGTTCTTCATAACCAGACGAGTAGTCTCTTCTACCTTGCGGGAATCAGAGTTGGTAGAGCTTACCGGTGCATAACCGCTATCTTTGACTTCTACCTGTTCACGCTTAGTAACATACAAACCATTACGAAGCTGATCTTCCATCTGAGCCTTGTAAGAGTTAACACCGCCTTGAATAAACTCTTCGCCAGTATACTGAGTTGCGGTAACTACAGCGACGTTACGAGCATTGCTTACAAGAAGCGCATCAACTAGGTTCTCAAAGCTACGAAATTCTTGGTGCAACTTGCGGAAGTTGTTCTCGTCAATTGGAAGACGGAAGCGGAATGTCATCGGAACATCTGCGCCATACGTATCAGCAAAAGTAACACCGATCGCATCTAGATCACGAGTAAACTCAGTTGCAGCATCAGCCGACATATCAATTGTAGCTACTCGCTTGTACTCATAGATGTTAGTAAACATCGGCATCTTCAAGTGTAGGCCCGGCTCGGAATACACTTCGGTATTACCAGTCAGCTTATTCTGTACGTAGTAGATATAGCCTTCACTGGTAGTGAACCAAGTGGACGTTGCTACGAATAGGCCTGCTACACCTAGGGCTGTGCGCTTAGCAATCTTTTTAAGCATAGAGATAAATTCTTGTTCGTTCATGTTAGTTATTTCCTTCGTTTTCTTTTACTTGTTCAATTGTGTTGCCGTGTTCATCGACATATTGTTCGTATGTGTAGCTTGCTGTACCGCCTGCCGCTCTACGAGCGAACCAGTATACAGCATATACTACAACTGCTAAAATTAGTAGTACTGTCATTTAATCGTGCCTTATGAAAAATTAACATGAAATTCTTGCGAGAAACTCATATTACCAGGTTGATCAGCATGAGCCAACATATGTTTTAGTGCAGGCGGTATCATATTGTCAAAACGAGACAAGAATGTTTTACGATCTACTACCTCTGCACCTGTAGTCATGTATGCTCCGAATAGATCTTCGAACTCTCGCCGCGCTCGTTCAGCAGGTGTGTTCCTAGTCTCTGGTTCGTAGTGCCATTTTCCGTATTCGTCAAAGTGACTCTCTTTTACATAATCGCTACTTTTAGGATAGGCGCGAGTAACTAGCATACATACAGTACGTCCTTCTCCTGTTGCAAAATAATCTGCAACTACAAACTCATATAGCTCTATCATAGCGATTTTCTCTTCTCAAAAGAAATTTTATTAGCCCAAGCAGCAGCACAATAAAACGTATCTCCAGGTTCTAGCTGAAATCCGTTAAATCGAAAGCGTTTTAGAACTCGATCACCATTCCAACAAGCGTAAGGCGGAATTTCAATGTACCCACGTGATTTAAGTAGTCGACGCACTTCTGCAAAAGCTGGGTGGTCCTCGTGCGCTGCGGTAACTCCGTAATGACCTTCAAAGTCGTAACGAATCAAGCAGTCAGTAACTAGATGTTCTGGGATGTCCACGCGTGGATTTTCAATCGGTTTGCGCTCAGGGATGGGATTCTTAGCCATCCATTCATGCAGTACATCGTTAGGAATTACATTATTCCAAGACATGTCAGTCTCCTTTAATAGCAGATATTGCAAACCATGAAAGACCCCAACCTAGAGCGGCGGATACCCAAGGCTGACTAAAACCGTCAGTAAATACTTGATAACTTGCTACAGCAAACACTACTGTAGTTAGTGCATAGATTAGTCTCATTGCATTTTCCTTGCGATTGCAGCTAGATCTTCGATATTGACAGGGTAGTAATCAGTTTGCTCAACACAAACGCAGTGGTATGGTCCTTTCGGACTTAGGTTCTGGTGAATATGCCCATGCACGTTAAGCATCTGCTTGCCTTCGCCCCCACCACGATACAGGCTACTCTCATGCAGTGGAACGTGGCTTAGGATAATACCAAACTCGCTAAATACCCGCCACATTTCAACTTTAGCAAACCAGCCACCGCTGGCAAGCATCTTGATATTATCGTGGTTTCCCACAACGAGACGCTTTTGACCCATTAGACGGGGCCAATGGCGCTTCATCCAATCTTCTTGGTCGTTGCCCATAACTACGTCGCCAAGGTGATAAACCTTGTCTCCCGGCTTAATCATCGTATTCCAACGATGAATCATAACCTCGTTCATTTCTTCTACGCACGAAAACCCCGGACGAATAAGCTCACCAGACTCAGAGTCGGTAAACTTGAGAATGTTAGAATGGTTAAAGTGTGTGTCGCTTACTAGCCAAATATTTCCTGACATTTTTATATAAATCCCCATTTTTCTGCACAGATTGGGCCAATCCCAAGATCAATGCTTTGTTTATTAGAAAGTACACGACCACAGCAAGCACACGAACCAGTACGACGACCATAACGAACAGCTGCTTCACGCGGGTTCTCTGCAATCACACTGAGAGCCGTCTTATGTTCGTCAGTAGCTTCGCGAGTACCAAAGAAACGACCGTCTGCAACCTTACCGATGTACTCGTCATTCTCAGTCTTGACATACAGAGCACCTGCATTATTACCAGTAGCCGGAGCCAGAGAAATCTTCAAGCCTTCAGCACGGTACACAGGACGCTTGTAGCCTTTCTCCCGAGCATAATCAAACATATCAATGATCGACTGAAGATTGACCTCTTTAGCCTCGGCTTCACGTTGGGCGCGACGCTCTTCCATGCGAACCAGCATAGCCTGAATAGCAGCTACCTGTTTTTCGCTCCAAGCCTTACCTGCGTTGTGCTGCTCAGCCAAGGACCGAGCCAGATCATTCCAACCGACCATAGCAAACACTTGAGCATAGATAGCAGTCTCGCGGTTCAACTGCTGTGCAGCTTCGACGGCATCTTGCTTTTTCTTAGCGCGCTGTTGACGAGCCTTCTCCAGCTTGCGAGGGTCGGTTTTGAAATAACCTTTACCGCGGCAAGCAAAGCACTCACGCTTGTCCTGATGCACACGCACACCACTGTACAAGCCCGTGCCAGCACACTGGCCGCACGGATAACGCTTTTCTGCCGACGCCTTCAGAGGGATAGGCGTGGTATCGTCTGTCAGTGAATCAACAAAGCTGTTCCAGTCGCTCATCTCTCTCTCCTTCTTTATAATTATTTATAACACAAAGAAAAGGAACTGAGCAAAAGAAAACAGGCAGTGTTTCCACCGCCTGTTCATTTACTCTTGATTTGGGTCGTCGATTGGTGTGTAGCACTTCTTTGCCTCAGCTGCTTCTGCTGCTCGTCGCTTGTTGCGCTCGTCGTTTAGGCGCCATGCTTCTGCCATTAGACGTGCTTCATCACTACGATTCATCACACACCTTCCTTTGCACGTTCACGAATGTTTTCAAACGTATCTTCAACGAGTATAACGCCGTTCATGAACACGGGCTGCAACAGGTTTTCTGCGCTTGGACGCTCCCAGAAATAGTCTGCTGGAACGGTGCGGATGTATGGAGCAATACCAAATCCAGCTTCTTTGACTAGAGCAATACGGCCTTCTTTAGAACGCTTACCGTGATCAGTTACTGGGTCTTTTGAGAATCCAACCCAATCACTCTCATTAACACGAATAGCTGATGCCTTCATTGCATACTTGAGAGTATCACGGTTCCAAGCTTGTAGCAACCCGCCGCCCATACCGAATGTGATGTTTTCTGCCGAGAACCCTGCCGTTTTCAGATTTTCTAGAATCTTAGGTAGCGAGTGTTCGTTGATACCATCGCCTTGAATAACTCTAACGCTTGGGTGCAGAACCTTAAACCCTTTCGAGTTTGTAGTAGTTCCAAACTTGCTAGCAAGGATTTTGACAATCTCTACAGGTACAGTTTCGGGATCACCACTATCAGGACGTACCACCAAGGTGCCGCCTGAATTGATTATCTTCTCACGAAGAACTTCACCCCATAGATGGCCAGCTGCGTGATAGATGTCGAAGCTATCAGATACGCAAGCATACAGCTTGCCTTCACCTGCGAACTGGTCGATCATGTTGTCATAAGCATCAGTTTCATGTGCACGACCCCAAGAAGTGATAGTGCTATGTTCACTAGCTGGGATGCTAAACCCAACAACCTCATCAGTGTTGTAGTATTCCATAACACCTACAAGAGCTTCGGCAGTATCAGTACCCATAAAGTTTACTAGGTGAGCCATGCCGCCGAGCATCGCAGTTTCACTAGACGATGCGCCACGAGCACCAAAGTCATGGAGCTTGAAATTGATCTGAGCTTCTACTGAAACGTCAGATGTTTCTTCAAGAGCACGCTTGATGATTTTCTTCATCTTGCGCGACTTCGTCGCCACAGTAGAAGGATACCACACACCACGAAGCATAGCTGTTTCCAAGTACGAAGTCAACCACCACAGGCGCGGGTCTGTATTAACTACCTGAACCTGTACGTTATGGGTTGGCATAACCGTACCTTCTGGTACTGCTTCTACCAGCACTGGCAACATACCGTTATATTCGTTTACGATAATTTCCCAACCTTCGCGGTTGAAAGGTAGACCGTGTGCTAGAACAATACGTTCTGCACGATCTACGTCCGCCATTGTGATAGGCGTGGTCATATAGTCTTTCATAAACGCTTGCAGACCAAAGAACACACTCTCATCTTCGCCACCGCGGCTTTCAATGTACGAAGAAATGTGAGTAGTACCTGCTGGATACTGAACCCACTGAGAAAATTTGTAGCTATCGGTACGAAGGATAGCTGAGATAAGATGTAGTACTGTTTTCATTTTAGAACTCCTCTAAAGTTAATGCCAGTTCTCTCTGAACTGGACTTTTATTTTGGCGTTAGTAGCGTATTACAAATTGGGCAGTTAAACCCACGGTAAATATCATGACCTCCACCATAGTCATAGTCATGGTACTCTTTTATATCACTGTGAGTGTACTCTAATACAGATTTACACTTGTGACAGGTAACCTGTAAAGCACCCACTGAAATTACTTTAACCATCTGTTATCCAATGTTGATAAAGTTGTCGATGATGTGGAAGTGGTCTTCAAACATCTTCTCTTGCTTCACATCCTTGAAAGGAACCCAGAATGCTTTTTCAGCATCATCAGAACCTTTAACCTTTGGAAGCTCGCCAACACCAAGGTCAATCAAGAATGCTTGAGTGATAGTACGGCCACGAGTAGAACGGTTAGGAGCGTCAAAAGTCTTGGAAGCTTTGATAGAACCTTTCAAAACCGGAGCAGGAACTTTGATCTTGGTTTCTTCTTTCAGTTCACGAATAGCCCCGTCAAGCATAGTTTCGTCTTGGTTCAAGAAACCACCTGGCAGTGCCCATTGACCTTTGCCAGGCATGTCGCCACGCTTTACAAGAAGAATATGACCGCTTTGAATAACAACAGCGTCAACAGTCATGAAAGTAGGAGGGAACGGAGCGGCCTTCCACGCTTCTTTGTATTTTCGTACCATTTGGTATTCTTTGCAAATAGTGTCCCATGCACCGCCGATCTTGGCATTCTGATTGATAACGTCACACATCTTTCCGTGAGCTTCTTTAGGCATCATTGTAGAAATAAAGTGCGAGCTTGTACCAGCGTCGTTACCTTCAAACATCAGCTTACGAATGTCAGTAGCATTAATACCACCAACATCATCAACTTCAATATGGTTCTTCCAGCGAGGGAAGATGTTCAGGTAGTAACTAGTGCTGTCTTTTGAGTGACCAATCAGACCAACATCTTGTGCATCAGGAACAGTCACATCAACAATACGTTGAATTGCATTGACCCATTTATTGTCGTCATACGGGAAGTCAGAGACTGGAACAACTTTTACGCGAGACGTCTTCACTCGACCTTGAGCACCCTCATAAGCAAAGTGCTGTGGTTTGTTGAAACAGACTTCAATCATAGCCTTGCGTTCTTGGAACGTAAATGGATTTCGTATATTTCGAGCAGCAAAGCTAGAGCCGACTACTACAACTACCTCTTTAGCTTGCTCAAGTGCAGCATCAATAACTGCTTTGTGTCCATTGTGAAACGGCTGGAACCGACCGATAAATACTAGTGCATCACGCATTTGTAAAAACTCCTTTTACAGTTAATATAGTTCTCTCTGAACTATACATATAATATAGCACCTAACAAGCAGGCTGGCAAGCTAAAAGTTAATTAATTTAAACACCTTTCTCTTCTAGCATAGTTGCGTCAATGTGGGCTTGTGCAGCTTCTGCTGTTGCGAAATAGTACTTTCCAGAATCAATCCACTGTTGAAAATCTTCTTCTGGAAATACATCAGTTTCTGCTTCTGGGCCTGAGCAGTACAGTACTGGCCCAGTAGTAAACCACTCACACGGCACTTGCTCTCCCTCAAGGCTGAACTCGCCTCTACCTACAATAGACCATTCTTCGATAATATAAATACGAACAGGCTTGTCGTGCCGATACCACTCAATACCGTTCTCGTCTGTCATAGAAATCTTCTTACGGCCAAGGCCTGTCAGTTCTTCTCTTACTGTGTAAAATTTGTCGCCTACTTTAAACATGGTGTTTGTACCTCTATATTATGTTGCATTGCTTGTTTAATCATATCTCTAGTGCCAGCTCCACCCCTAAAAGCAACTACTAGGTCTGGCTTACCTTCTTGAACCATTTGCAGGTTTCTTACTGGCCCTGCGTTACGTCCGTAACGAACCCAATCCGCTGGAAAAGAAACTACTGGAACATTTATAAATTCTGCCCAGTTCTTGGCCAATCTATCGGCACCTCGTGCCTCTCCTTGAATCACTAACATATCGGGGTGTTTTAGTAGTAATTCAGTAAGAAAGTTGAATAGAAAATCCATTTCTATGTCGTTGATCGAGCCGTCTGGGTTCTTCCCATAATCTCGACCCCCACAAACTAATACTCTCATTGTATATCCCACCATTCAGCCATTTCAAGAGCCATTTGCTCAGCTTCAATCTCCCAAGGACGCTCCAAGTACGGAACATCATCAGAGATCTCCTGACCACGCCAGTAAGCTTTACCATGAGCGCGCACAAGGCGGCCAGTAACATACTGGTCAATGTGTACCATTTCGTGAAAAACAGTGACGGGGTCTACTGAAGCTACTCGTACCAGGTACACATCCTCGTCACCAATCATATACCCGTGCATCAGATCTGCTAGACCAGGTTTAATCTCAATATCGACCTCTAGGTCCTCGTCAATAAGATGAAGCCTGACTGCGGCGAACGCAGCCAGGTCATACAGAGTTTTATCGTCTGCAATAATAATCATGTTCATCCCTTTCATGTTATATACACAATAACATGAAACAAGCTGTTGAGCAAGTTACGATTTAACGCCAGTAGACCCAAAACCACCAGCTCGATCAGTTTTCTGAACGGGAGCGGTATCTGTCTCTTCAATGGTGTATTCGAGTGTCACAACCAATTCCCCTTGGGCAATGCGATCTCCGTCGCACACAATCTGATCAACACCTGAAATATTGTAGAGCGTCACGAAGCACGGATCTACGTAATCACTATCAATAACACCCTCACAGTTGAACAGTGTTAGACCTTGCTTAAGGCTAATCCCACTACGTGGGTGAAATCGCACACTGTAGCCTAGAGGAATATCCAGAACAAGGTTTAGAGGGACGAGTGTACGAGCCCCTGCGGGAATAGTGATAGAACTAAAAGCGTTTACTACAAGATCGCTAGGGGCAGTTTCTCCATAGCAATAACACTTAACGGTAGTGCCGGGTATTAGCGATGCGTGTACATCGAAGCAGGCTGAACCTGCAGTAGCCAACTTAGGTAGGTAGGCTGATGGGTGTATTTTACATACTCTTAACATTATGCTCCTTTAATAACGAAACCATCAGCAGAACGGTTCTTCCATACCGTAGAGGCTTCTACACGGATGAACGGCTTATTGCGTTCTTCCTTGTTTGGGTTCTCGATAGTTAGCACTACACGCTTACCTGACCGAAAAGCATTAAGCTGGTTAGCTAGCCGATCACCAGAAGCCAGATACTCACTACGTAGAGCATTGGTCATCTTGCGAGCTACATTGCGGTGAAGACCTGACGATGTGTAGTTCTTACCGGACGATTTTTTACCTTTTGCCATCTATTACTCCTGGGCTAAAATTTTAAGAAGGATGCGAGTTAAGATTAAATCTTTGTTTGGTTGGGGTCGTCTACGCCCTTGTCGGGGCGTAGACATTAATCGTTGTTGCAGCCAGTGGCCGAACCTCTCATGCAGCGAAAGCATAGCGATCGTCCATCAGAGTCTTCAGCATTACATTGTAAGGCGTGAAGTCTTCAAGATCGTTTGCCAGAACGCTATTCATGATTGCTGGGCTAAAACCAGAGACGTGTGCAGTACCGCGACTATCGAACTGAACAGGTACGTTACCGTAGCCAGAGTTCAGATTCCAGAACACGATCTTTGGCATCGCATATCCAGCCTGCTCGTACTTGCGAGCAATCATCTGCAGCGCACTGTCGTCATAGCGAGTGCAACGGTCAAACTGCATATCGCTAAGGATCAGAAGAATCTGAGGCATATCTGCAGGATCTGCGTTACCGTTTACAGCAACTTGCAGAATCTGATCAAAAGCAGCGTGCAGATTAGTATTCATTTCCCAATGAGCAGTGCTCATGGTACGAATACGATCACTCAAAGAACCAGTCAGCTTTACCATAGTCGGACGACCAGAGAAAGTCTGGAACAGGTCTTTGAAAGGACCGGAGTTCTTGGCACTAAGGTATAGACCCAGAGCAACGGCAACTTCGATTGGCTGAACGTGGCCAGGACGAGAGTATGCTAGGCTACCCATCGAACCAGAAACGTCAACCATGGGGAATACCATTGCATCGCCAACGTAGTTTGGAAGAGCATTCCACTGTTCGTTGGCTACAGCAGCATTACCATTAGCGACGCTTTTTACAACGTCATGTGGGTAAACTGCACTTGCGTTGATTTTGACCTTAGGATCACGCTCAGCCTGCGGCTTCTGAAGCTCCTGAATATAACGAGTATACGCTTCGGAGGCGTTACGACCAAATGCCTTCTGGTAGCGAGCGCTAGCAACGCTAGGAACGTGTGAGAAATTAATCTCAGTCCAAGTCTTAGCACACATTTGAGTTTCAACAACCTGAGTCAGGCCAACTATCAGCTTACGATAAGCTTTAGGCGATAGGCCAAGGAACCGAGTCAACTCAACAGCAACTGGACCCTTACGAGGCATCCACTTTGCACACAGACCATTATTGTCCGCAAGGGCTTGACGAATCATCTCCATAGCAGCAGTACGGTTGAAGTGTTCAGCGTAAGTGAACAAGTCGTCCCAGCGACCAAGCTCTGGAACTTTGTGCATGATACGGCCAGCAAGAGAAGCATTAGCGCGCTCTAAGGCAGCTAGCAGATTACGGAATGTCTGGCGCTCACCAGCACCTCCACGGATGTCACGAGCCCAAAGCAGAGTGCGAACGGCAAGTTCTTCGTTCTCGCCGATAGCAGCCATGAAATGCTGTGACACATCTTTGCCACGAGCCGAGCCGATCATACCGAATAGATCGAGTACTGCACTAGAAGTGGTAGCGTGTGCACGCATACCATTAGCGGTACGAGGAGTGATGCTGTCATTTAGGACTGCGTTAGCAAAAGTGTTCATTTAGTTTCCTTTCAAAGATTTCTGGTTTGTTGCGGAGACTCCCGTCTTCCGCTTGTTCAATGTGATAGATAAATTTTATGCTGAAACAAACCGACGCTTATCACATTTTATGTGCTTTTAGCATCCAGTGTCTTTTTTGTGTGGCAGTAATCAGCTCTTCTAGATGATTAGTTATGCCATAGTTTCCAACATCTTCAGCAGCTTTGCGAGTGCTGTATAGAGTTGCAAGTAGTGTTTCGTTGTCCGAACACAGATTCTGGAACATAATATCTACAGTAGGTACTGTAGTCTCTTCTGAGATATTAGATAGTTCTATGAACCTAGAATACGAGAATGGGCTGTAGGTGCCTAACGTGCGAATCAGCTCTGCGATACTGTCTGTATACCCGTGAACTTCTTCGTAGATCTCACCAAAAAACTCATGAACTTCAGAAAAGTTTCTGCACTCTACGTTGATGTGATAGTTGTGTGCTTTCATGTAAAAAGTGAAAGCTGTAGCAAGAGCTACCTTCAGTTGGTCAATAAGATTTTCATTGTCTTGTTCCATATTTATTTCTCCTACGCTCTCTAGCGTTAATAATAATATACACTAAGATAAACGCGATGGCAAGAACAATTTTAAATTTGGTCCTGACAAGTGGATTCGAACCACTCCTATCTGATCCACAATCAGACGTGCTGTCCGCTAACACTATGTCAGAATATATTGGAGTCCCTAGTAGGAGTCGAACCCACATCATCGCGTTCGTAGCGCGGTGCTCTATCCATTGAGCTATAGAGACGTTATATGGTGCCCCAGCACGGGATCAAACCGCGGACCTTCGCTTTACTAAAGCGCTGCTCTGTCGCTGAGCTACTGGGGCAGCGGTATTAGCCTAGACGCACAGCGGCTAGTTTAACACCTTTGAAACGCTTGGTAGCAGTTTCGCTTTCGGTACCGACAGCTACAACGCGAGCGATGCTCATTTCGTCAGTTAGCAGCAAGTCGCCTACAGCAACTTCGCCTTCAGTACCTAGATAAGAGTAAACCTTATCTTGGCCATTGAACATTACGTCGAAAGTGAAAGCCATAACACGCTTGATTGCGTCTGGGGTGAAGGCTTCATAGGTATTTGAGTCCTGCATCAACAGGAGGATTTTGTCGCCATCGTTAGCTTTGTATTCGCCATAACGATTGCCGTCTACGGTTTTATATAGTTTAACAGTCATTTCAGTTTCCTTTTTTACTGTGATTTCATTTAATTCTTTTGCAGTGTCGGCTTCGTATATAACAAAGTCGTCTTGGCTTCTAAATGCCATTTGCTTGCCGCTAGACATATACTCACAACGAATTGCATAGCCTTTAGCCTCAACCACTCTCATAGGAGAAGTACCATTCTTAAGACGTACAAAGTCTCCATCTTTAAAGCGAGAGCCTACAATATCGCGGCTTGGTAGAGGTTTTCCAGAGCGCATAGCATCTATAAGTGCGCTTCGCATCCAACTATTGTGATCTGATTTATTCCATACTGTTTCAGGTTCCATTTTTTGGCTCCCATTCTCCGATGATGCTCATAGCATTTCTCATGTGTTTAAACAGTAAGCCATTCTCACTGTCAGTTTTAATGTGGCGACGCTTACCTAGAATTTTATCAAACTCATAGTCAGAATCGTCAAAGATGATATAGTCTTTTAAATCTCTGCCCTTGATGAAGTCTCTAATCTCGTGAGCACGAGTTTCTCTGTTATTATAGATGTTCTGATGGTTAGTCTTCCAAGGACGATTAAATTCTCCACGGAAACCTGCATTTCTAAAACTGGACGTAATCCAATACTCTAGCATTACATCATCCGTAACTAGGTGGTCTTTCCAGGTAGAGATCAGCATGAAGTAAACACCGTCAACTCGATCATGAATCCTATTCATAAACTCAATAGCAATAGGGTCGAACTTATTCCATAAGTCGTGTGGATTAGCACTTGCGTACTGCACACGGGCCGAAGTAAAAACCCCATCAATATCAAGGAATACTAGATATTTAACAGGGAGTATATATTTGTTATAATCCATTTTATTCCTCATTAGCAATTTTAAGCAATACGTCCGCGTGGCAAAAATCGGGGGCACACCAACAAATTAGATGCTTCCCTCTCAACTCTGCCTTGACTAGTGCTAGCAGTTCTGCATTTGAACGAACATGTTGTTCGTATTTTTCGATGACCTCTACTTTGTTACCGTCAACTCCTACTTTAAAAGGATTGCCAAACTCAGAAGGTCTACCTACATACACACTGTTGTCAACTAACATACCGCTTTTACGAGCGTTTAAAACTAAAGGCATAGTCGGCTTTCTATTGGTATCCCCAACGGGTGTCGAACCCGTTTCTTCGCCTTGAAAGGGCGATGATCTAGCCATCGTAATCTATGGGGACGTTATAATATATAATAGCTCATCTAAAGCAAGAGAGCAAGTTATCATTGGTTGTCGCAACTGGGATCGAACCAGTGACATCTGAGTTATCAGCTCAGCCTTCTACCAACTGAAGTATACGACAGAAATTCAGTGGGATGATTGCTTTGACATGCCCAACCCCAGGGGCACGGCTCATTTCATGAGCAAAACCAAAAAAACAGTATACCATTTTTGGTTATTAAAAACTATTCTGTTGTCTTTACAGTAAAATCGTGCTAATATAATAGTGCGGAGAAAGGAAATGAAATCACTAATCATGTATATAGCTTTACCTGTAATACTAATACTGACATGTTTTTACTTTATAATATTTGGTGAAGACGTGTATCGCTATCCATGTATGGACCCTGCTAACTGGCAGACTGAAGAATGTCAACCGCCAGCTTGTGAAGCAATGGGTCTATGCACAAAATATCTTATAGATATACCAGAATCGGTGTACAGTGAATCTGTTTCTCCGACTCTAGAATTTAGTAGTGACCTAACGGCCACGAGTGAGACACCTAATGAGTAAAATAAGAAAAGAAGATTATATAGATTTACTTGAAGCCAAGCTTAAATTTATAGTAGGAATCTGCCTATCATTTACGCTAACAGGAATAATATTTGCTGTGCTGTATTCACTAATACACGTTACTCAGCCAATGAATGCTTCAGCGCCTAATGACCAGAAGTTCTTTGAACTAATCCAACCTATTGCAACATTCTTAACAGGAACACTGTCAGGTATTATGTTGACCAGTTCTAGATCGGCATCTAGAAAAAAAGAAGAAGAAACAGCTACTGTTGAGGACACCACTAAAATATAAAAGGAATTATTTATGAACGATTTTCTTAAAAACGGGCTGCTAGCCTTACTACCTATACTGTCATCGGGTGTTATATATGTGGTAACAGTGATAGGCACTATGCAAGGCGAAATTCAAGAGTTACGATCCAAAGTTAGTTTGGTAGTAACAGATGATAACAAACAAGCAGTTAATACTGGTGCTGAACTTGCAAGAGAAAAACTACGTCAAGATTTAGTTTATCTAATCGAACAAAACAAAGAAGCTATTGCCGTTAATCGTCAAAACATAGCTGTTATTGAAGAGCGTCTTACGCATAATTTAAAGTAATGGTGCCTATGAACGGAATTGAACCGCTGACACGTGCGTCTTCAGCGCACTGCTCTACCAACTGAGCTACATAGGCATTATTTAGAAGTGTCTAGTATGAACTCCTGTAAGGCTCTAGAACTACAGGATCTCACTGCTAGCGTATCTTGGCGGTGGGTGATCAATCCCGATGCCGTCGAGAGCTGAATTAAGGACGTTTGACCTCGATTAGAGAGAAACTGACCACAGCTACTAGACACGTCAAAATAATGGTGAATCGGGTGGGGTTCGAACCCACGTTGACACGGATTAAAAGTCCATCGCTAAACCAACTCAGCTACCGATCCAAAGACTACTCGGAGAAACATCGTCGTGTTTTTCGGAGTAGTCTTTTTTCATTTCCACCTTAGCATCTCTGCGAACAGTTTTGTAAGGTTTTTGGTGGGCGCCACTTTTGCGCTTCACCAGATGTTGCACGAAAGGATTTCGTGGCTTAGGTGCTTGTTTTTGTTTCATTTCCATATCCTGTGGCTTTAAGCATTTTTGATGCGTTTGTTCTACGTTTAATTTCTGCACGCGGGTAAAAGAAGTCGCTAAGAGTGTATTCAGCATATACGAGTTTGTGTCTCCAATACGGAGACTTACGTTCTGAGGCTATATTTATTAGATACTGCTTGTCAGCAGATTTTTGCTCTAATAACCACCATTCACGTTTCTCATATGGGACTTCATCGCACACATCACTGACAGAGTTTACAATGTAAAGATAGTACATTTAAAATCCTTGTTGTATGGTGGGTTGACTAGGAATCGAACCTAGCGTGCTTCTCAGCGACGGAGTTACAGTCCGCTGCCGCACCTTGCGGCGTCCAACCCATTTTTTTTTATCTCATATAAACAATATAACTGAAACTAACCTGTCAAGCAAACAGTTTCTTACAGCACGTAGACCACAGGAGAGACGTCTGTCAGTTCAGCTTCGATGATGCTTTCAATGATTCCCCCTTACCGCCACAAGGTAGCTTTGTTCTAGCATAAACTTTAGATCTACTAGGATTTCTTCTTTAGGCAGGTTTTTCATTGGTTAGTTCCGTATTATTACAGTTAATTGGTGGTGTTGGTAGGACTTGAACCTACGACCAATAGAATATGAGTCTACTGCTCTACCAGCTGAGCTACAACACCGTATTATTTAGCCCATTTCGTACCAGAGACCCAACATATTCCATTCGGAAGCTACGTTGAGGGTCATTTCGACATGACTTTTATCGTCAGTCTGAGAAATTACCGATGGGTCACATCCTTCATCACGCATCAGGTGCATGTATTTGTCCAGGTCGTAAGTGTAAATCCAAGCTATCATAACAGTCTCCTAAATTTGGAGGTAGGGATGGGACTCGAACCCACATACAACGGATTTGCAATCCGCGCTATAACCAATTCTAGCACCCGACCAATAAAAAACCCCCTAAAACCATTCAGATTCTAGGGGGTGTAAACAAACACTAACAAACAGGTGAAATTATCATTTCACGAGTTTGCCCCTCCACTGGAGCTGTGATAAAAACGCTCGGTCTTAATCATGCAGGTGTTCATTGTTTTTCTCTCCAAAAGGCTTTTGCCTTGTTAAATATAATATAGGTTATTTTCAGCGGATAGGCAAGAACAATTTTAAATTTTTTCTTGCAACAGCTTATTGCGAATTGTAGTGTGAATGCCGGGGTTAACCTTCATTGCAGCAGGAACCATCACGTGACGGATGTAGTTGCGAACAGCGAATTGTGGGTTAGCATTGGTAGGATCTTCATACCACGCGAGCTGCTTGCGTTGATACCAGTCAACAAATTCAGATTTTCTTGTGGTACGGAATGGACGAATTACATTAACATTACGATAGGCGATAGTCTGGTCACGCCCGTTACACATATTCCACAACCAAGTCTCAACACAATCGTCGAGGTGATGGCAAGTGATTACTGTGCCGTTAATAGTATGCAGGAAACGGTAACGCTCATTACGCCAGTGTTCTTCCCAAGATTCATCGGCCGGCTTATCAGCGTTGCCTTGCTTGAGTAGCAAAGGGAGTTGACGATTCTCAGCAAACTGCTCTACAAAAGCCTGCTCCGCCGAGGAAATTTCATTTCCGTGGTTGATGTGCGCTAGAACTACGGTGTGGTTGCGGCGTAGAAAATCTACAACAGCAACACTGTCAACTCCGCCGCTGAACGCTACATACACTGTGCGAGGAATTTTGCCTTGAACGTGGATCACGATTTATCTCCTTTTATACAAGATAACAGATCAAACACTATCAAGCAAGATTAATTAAGTTGAGGCCGGTGCGGTATCTGCCAAGAGGAATAACCCTCTTAGGTGCCCATGCTCCGTTTGCAGTTAATTACTCTGCCGTACTATCTAGCTAGCATAGCACGCTTTCCCTACCTCAAAATTGTCAGAATCATTGGGGAAGCTAAGATTGCTCTTAGCGGCACCTTGCCATACTTCCCGTCAAAGATACACTGTTATGCTGATTTCTACTCCGAAGAGCTACGCACCTCAGCCAATGTACCAGTGGTGGGGAGTACTGGAATCGAACCAGTCATTTTTATTAGTTGCTGTAATGATTCTATTAGTTGCTGTCGGCTTCAGATTATCACATTAACTTAGCTCAATCTTCGCGCGAAGAGTACCGACATAATTGGTAGACACTTGGAGATTCACACTCCGCAGACTAACGTCTTTATTATCACCGCACACTATGTGATTTGTGGCGCTGTCAATCTTGACTCTTTACTGAGTGCCCTTATTCATGCCCCAATTGATACGCACCCACACACGTTCGTGTATGTAGTACGCTACAGTCTGGACTATATTCATTATAATAGCTACCTGAAATCCCACCCACCAGGCTGCAATTAGCGTGGCAATGACTCGCCAAGTTATAGACTTGACGATTGATCTTTTGTGGGATTCCAATGTACTTCTCCTAATTTATTTGGTGCGGAATGAGAGGGTCGAACTCCCGACATCCTCGGTGTAAACGAGGCGCTCTACCACTGAGCTAATTCCGCAATCTATCTGGAACACTCTATTTTAAGACCGCTATTTTGGCGCTAAAACGCGCTTGGGTATAGAGTGTTAGGCTAGTTATGGCACGGAACTAGCAACCGCATCTTGAAAGATATAAATGCCGTTTATAATAAATGACTCTCACACTTTGAGTCTAACATCTAGAATTGAGTGACCCGTCTTGCGACTGCTATACATAGGTATCTAGAGCGAAATGCTTACGCTTAGTTTACCAGAGCTAACTACCGTAAGCAGTGATTGGATTCATATCGCATACTATCCACAATTTAGTTACTGGATGGTCTGTGGACCTCAACGATACTATCCAACCCATTCATGATAATGTGTATTGCTACACGTTATTAGTTGCAGTATCCATCCTAAGTAGATTTGCTACGCTGGCTCTACTGGGCTTTGATTGCTACTGCTTACGCAGTAGTCTCAATCCATTGAGTTACGTCTTTAGCAATCCTAGCAAGTGCAGGATTATCTACGTAACCACCTTTTGTTCTGTCATAAATCTTTAACGGTACTTTTATTTTACCATACTTAGCAGCCATTGCTACTACACGAGGAAAGATATAAGTTTTAAACTTAAGCTCGTTTTCTGGTTTGCGTTTTTTCTCAACTGAATTGTACGGCACACCAGAAATGTAAGCTCGTGCTAGAAATGTTGCACGGTTTTCATTACGAACGTCCCAACGACGGTGATTGTTCAGTGAGCAATAACTCATAAAAGCGGTATCTTTCCAACGAGGATACATATCGTTGTTTCCTGCTTTAGTGTATTTGTCTAGGGACCACTGATACTGTTTGAGTAGCTTTTGTTCTTCAAAACGAATGATTTGAGCTTCTACGCTAAGATGTTTAGATTTAATTTTTAGTTCTACAGACATTTTTATCTCCTTGATTATGTTAAAATACGTTATCTTTAAGCATTAATCAAGGCTAAGGTGGTTTAGTAATCTACAAAGTGTATCTCCTGATGTTATAGTTTATTTGGTGGAGCGGTTTTATCTATGCCTATATCCGTCCCCTTGCCTAGCTCTGGCGCCACATCGCCGAGAGGTGGGTGATTATGGTGGTCCTAACAGGAATTGAACCTGCTTCCGACCGTGTTAGGGCACGGCTGCACTACCGTAGTGCTATAGAACCATTATTCTTCGTATTCATTATAGCAGCAATCACTGCACACGCCTTCATCAGACATTTCTGACAGCTCACACCACCAACCACAACTGTCACATAGAAAAATGTGATTATCTAGATACTCTAGAAAAGGTATATGGTCGATTAGGTCTTCTGCATTATGTCGTTCAAGAAAAGAATTTAACTCGATGCAAGTACCTTGCAAATCATAGATCAACTGATTCCAGCGGTCTAATGAACTGTCGGTTTTATCTTCTTCTTGTCCGAAGTATACAATGTGTGACATGTGTGTTTTCCTTTTATGGCGACTTGTACGGGGATCGAACCCGTGATTTCCTGCGTGACAGGCAGGCGTCTTGACCGCTCGACTAACAAGCCAATTTCATTGGCGGAGCGTACTGGATTCGAACCAGTGGTACCCTATTCAGGTACGACGGTTTAGCAAACCGCTGCCTTAAGCCTCTCGGCCAACGCTCCGTATTTCTTTTACGTGCTCTTTACGAGCAGCGTCTTCTCTAAAATCTAGACAGAAACAACATCCGCAACCCATGCGTCGATATTTCTTGCCTCGCAGATTTACGTTAGCAGCCGATGGAGCGTAAGAACTACCACGAGGGCGGTGCTTCCAATTACGTCCTAGACCAAATACCGGAGATTTAGGCAATAAGTTATTTTCTTTCTAGAACAGAAAGCCCCCAATTATTGGGGCGATGTTCTTTTAAAGTCCAATTAGTATTTTCACTAAGAAACTCATCTACTGCAGCTCCTAGACCGCGATACCTAGTACCTGCGCTATCGTATTTGTTTCCTTTAGAGTCTTCTCCAAAATACTTAAAAAATTCGGTGTCGTGAAGTATAATATATTTTCTAGTCTTAGGAGCATGAAGCTCAAATTCTTTTTTGAGTTGATCGTAGTAATGCGCAGTATCAATAAATAATAGATCTGTTTCTTCTATTTCTACTTCTAGAACATCTGCTTTTGTAAAGGTTAATTCAATGCCGTGTTCAGCAGCATAATTTTGTATTTGAGCTAACCTATCAGATGGAGGATCAGCAAAATCATACATCGCTAATTTACTAGGGTGTGCTTCTATCCATGCCCAGGCAGATATTATATCTCGTACACCCATCTCAGTAATATGATCGCACTTCTTAGCGTAGGAGTGCATTACCTCTAGATGTTCATTTATATCTGAAGGGGTATTTATTAGCATTTTTAATTCTGACATATATTATCCTTTGCATATTGGCGGATAGGGTGAGATTTGAACTCACGGTACCTGTCGGTACGTCGGTTTTCAAGACCGGTGCAATAAGCCAGACTCTGCCACCTATCCTTATTTATCTTGTAGTGCTGCAATAGAGTTGAGCAATATTTTTTGGTGTTGACCCAGTGCAAAGTTCTCTGTTTGAAGTTTAATTAGGCTGGCTAGCAATACTAGGTCACGAGTAGCCGGATCAGTTCTAATATATGCGTTATACATTGCATGAGCAAAAGCAGTATAGATAGTATCTTCCTCTACTGGAAGTTCGCCCCAATCTATAGGGTTTTTATATTCTGCCTGCTTAGCTAAATCAACTAGCTGATCTACAGTAATATTAAGTGTCAACTGATTGACCTCTTGAAACATTTGCAGCTAGTTTTGTATTTACAATTTGCATAAGTTCTTCAATAGGAGTTCCATACATTGCTGACATTTTTTGACAGTGATCTACAAACCGTAGAGCGACCGCATAATCGTCCCCCTGTAGAGTAGACCATATTACATAATCAGCTTGTTGTCGTATATTCATCATTACCTCTAATGTGAGAATTGTCTTGTCAAGATGCCACAACATCATCTTCATTTTCTGCATATTTTGGGCCCTGCAGTATTGGATTACTCCTTAGGGTACGTCACGCATTAGAAAAAGCAATGAATGCAGCGCCGTGCCGCTCACTATACCTTATCGAACCTGTTCGCGGAGTAGGTTCTATTTCTAATAAGACACAAGACAATTCACAGATTAGAGATTTGGCTCCTAGTGCAGGGCTCGAACCTGCGACCCGCTGATTAACAGTCAGCTGCTCTACCAACTGAGCTAACTAGAAACAATATTTGGTGCGGGTGAAGGGACTCGAACCCCCACGATTACTCGCTAGAACCTAAATCTAGTGCGGCTACCAATTACGCCACACCCGCATATATTATTGACCAACCTCACGCTTTTGCTGGTCTGACTGCTATTTAGCGAGGTCTCACCCCCTAAAACCTTGTATAACGAGATACAAGCGTGAGGAGCTGTTGAACACTATGCAGTTAGTTATATTTTTTCAGAATCAGGGGTTTTGTGCCGAATCGAACGGCTCAGTTTGATTAGAAGTCAAATGCTCTACCAGCGAGCTTACAAATTTTTTGCTGAACTGATTCTATAGGTATTCAGGTTGGGTTTTAGTTTGTTGATCTATCCAATTGATCTATCTACGCAAAGAGCGTGGAACAGGGCTCGAACCTGCAACGTACAAAGTATGTACTTTTTGCTGTAGCCAACCTATTAGCTATTATTCTTTATCTCGCTTCGATACAAATGTATACATTTTATCGGCTGTTTTAAGAAGTTCGTCCATTGAATAACTGGTCTGAACTGCTTTTGCTATTTCCTGCATATTAGCAGTGCCTGCGGTGATTAGCGCTTTAGTAAACTCTACGTTAATCTGGGCCTGCTTGTCCATGTAATCCTTGGCTAGTGCTAGAATATCTGAACGGATCTCAAAGGCGTTTTTTGTCATGTGTGTGTCTCCTCCGTCAATATTACAGGATGGGTTTGTTGCTTGTTCATACCAAAAATAAATGCTTGATTTATTGCTGTAGCCATCCTAATTGCAGCTAAACACTAATGTTTAGGTGGAATTAGAATGAGAGCCGCACGTATTGTACTCTCATGCCAGCATTTAATCGACCTGCAACAGGTAGCTGACTAATACAAGAGATTGCTGATTAGACAATCATTCTAGAACTCTTGTGTGCTCCGAGACTTTAACATAAGTCATATGTGTAGTTGTCGCAACAGGCCAACCTACCAACTACCTGCCGAAGGATTTCCACTCCCTTGGTGGGATGCAGGATTCTCGCACTGCACAAGCGACCTTCGCATTTACGTCGTAAAGGCTATGACGATAGCGATACATTAGGCAATCACTCTAATCTATCCTATTCTTGGAGCGGACGATGGGGTTCGAACCCACGACCTTCTGCTTGGCAAGCAGAAGCTCTACCACTGAGCTACATCCGCACTAGTTTGGAGCGGGTA